CAATTATAATTAAATCATTTGCTGATAGAAGATGGACTGTTGATGAAAGTAATAATGTATATCTGCAACTTGGCTTTAAATTTGATTATTATACAATCCCAGATTATCATTATTTTAAAGAAAGTGATGGAATTATTAGACAACATAAGTTTAATTTTAGAAAACAAATATTACATAAGAAATATGGACTTGATTTAAGTCTAACTGAAACACAAATGGTTGCAATCCTTAACTATGAAAGAATATATGATTGTGGATTAATTAAATATGTATGGAAAAATCCTGACCTTGAAAAAAGTCAGGATTAATTTTTATATTTAAAAAAGTAGAAATCAATTAGTAAGCAAGGATAGCATAATCCATCTTAAGGGTTGCACTGATGGTTGCAAGACTATCATCACTATATGAAAGTTCCCCAAAGTTCACTGTTGTCAAGAAGGCATTCTTTAATATCCATTTTTGCACAACTGCACCTGTTGGGTCAAGCATTTCAAGTTCAACATCTCTTTTATATCCAGCAGCATAACCTTGTCTACCTGTAACAGATTCTGAACCAAGTCTAACCCATTCCATAATTGCTTGTGAAGTAGAAGGGCCAATAGGGTCTCTGAAAGTAAGGCTAATATCTTCCCAAGTATATCTACCAAGTACCCAAGTTGATGTATTAAGGAATTGGATTTCAACTGGATTTTGGTTAATTGAAGGTCTTGAAGCAGATTCAAGGGTCCATTCTTGGATACCAAGGTCAGCAGGGAATCTAAAAACCCATCTATTTTTTTTCAATGGTTCATAGACAAGAGGCATTTTGGTTAATAAGTCACTCATGTTTATATATATTAATTAATTTTATTCTTATTTTTTATAATAAATAGTAGTAAAAATGTTTTTTTATAAAAATGTTTTAAAATTAGATTTGAGGGTTTGGTTGTTCAGTATTAGGTTTATTAAACACTGATTGTTGTTCAGGTTTTTTATCACAGATTTGCCATATTTTTTTCAACAATTGATATTTTTCATCATCTGGATTATCAGCAAGTTCAGCCATACCTTTCAATGATTTTTTTCTAATATCATCAACAAAGGCCATTACATCCATACTACTACTTTCATGTTCCAATTGAGGTTCATGATGAGCAGGTTCTTCAATTTTGGGTTCATCAATATTTTCAGTTTCTTCAAGGTCATTAAATTGAAGTGCTTCATTTAATGTTTTAGGAAATTTTGCTGAAACTTTTTTAATTTCTTCAATATCATTTTTAATTTCTTTTCTCATAACAAAGATATTTTTTATATAAATAGTTGAATATATGAAATAATCTTTACTCTTAATATTTTAATTATTATTTTTTTATAAAAAAATATATGGCTTTTGTATATTTGTTATGTGATTCAGGTCATGACAATATGTTTAAGATTGGTATGACAAGGGGGGATGTGGAAAAAAGGATAAAGAAGTTACAGACAGGGAATGGTAGTGAGATATTTTTAGTTAAGAAATATGAGACAAAATATCCATTTTATCTTGAAAAAATGTTACATCAGAGACACTGGCCAGAAAGGAAATTGAATGAATGGTTTGAATTATCAACTGAATCTGTCATGAATTTTGAAGAAGATTGTAAATTTTATGAGGATATTGTTGAGTTATTATCAGAGACAAATCCATTTTTTGATATAAAAAAAATAAAATAAAGTATTTATAATATGAGTTACACAGAACCAACATTAATTGAAGCAAGAACATTTGAAGATGAAAGAGGGTATTTTTCAGTTTTGTTTGATAACACCCTAGATTTTAAAGTAATGCAGGATAATCAGTCTTACAATAAGGTAAAGAATGTATTCAGGGGTATGCATTGGCAAGAAATGCCATATGCACAAGCAAAACTTGTAAGATGCATTGAAGGTAGGATTGTTGATTATGTGATTGACATAAGGAAGGAGTCACCAAATTTTGGTAAATTATATTCATTTGATTTAAGTGGTGATGAATCACCAAAATGGGTATTTGTACCAAGGGGATTTGCACATGGTTATTTATCAGTTTCTGATACATCAAAGGTAGAATATAAAGTTGATAATTATTATAATAAGGAATCTGAGAGGGGTTTAATGATAACAGATGATATAATCAATGACATTTATAATAGGGTTGGTGTTGATAGAACTGAGGATTTAGTTATGTCTGAGAAAGATTTAAGACATCCACTAATAACAGAAATTGATACAAAATTTTAGATAATATAATGGCACAACCAATAAGGAACAAAGAAATTGCAAAAAAAAGCAATAAACAGAAGAAGTCAAAAGAGAGAAAGCATAAAGAATATGGTACTTCAAAATTGGAAGAAAGGTTTGCCAAGGAATTTTTGGATAAATTAGGTATAAAATATACATATCAGTTCAAGGCTGAAGACATTGGGAGATATTATGACTTTTTAATAGAAAGCCCAGCAGGAAGTAAAATTATTGTAGAAATAGATGGTGATTTTTATCATGGATATGGTAAAGTTTGGGAAGAGAAAAACCCAATGCAAAAGCACAATGAGTTTGTTGATAGAATAAAAGATGAGTGGGCATTAGCACATGGAATACCAATTATAAGGATATGGGAGCATGATATAAATAATAATCCAAGTAAGGTAATGAAATTGTTAATTGAGTTGGTTGGGAAATATAATGAGAAGTACATAAGGAAACAAAATAAAAATAAAAGACATTAGAATATAAAAATAATGGAAGTAGATAACAACAAAGAACTTGAAATCCTTAGGAATTCATATAATATGTATGAAAGGACAAAGAAGGAGACACAAAGGGAAATGAAAAATGCTTTGGATGAGCATGGTAACAAGAAATATACAAAAGAAGAAATTGCTGACAGGATAAGATTAATTGAAGAGGCAGAGTCTGATGTTATTGAAAAGTATGTTTCACTTGGTGGAAATAAGGAAGATTTAGGAGAAAAGAAAAAGAAGATAAACAAGTCAATCAAGGTTGAAGCAAATACTGTGGAGCCTAAGGTAAATTTACAAGATAATTCTGTTTCAGATAGTACAACATTGTATAATGTTAAGAAAAATGAAACAGACATTGAGAAGGAATATACACCAGCAAAATTTGAATATAATCCACAGGCTTCATATGATGTGATTCCATTACCATCAAAGGGTGAATGTTATAGAAGTAAGATGGGTAAGATTCCTGTTGCATATTTAACAGCATATGATGAAAATATGATTATTGCACCAAATCTTTATAGGGATAATAAGATTATTGATATGATACTTAAAGAGAAGGTTGTTGATAATAGAATTGATACATATGACATGCTTGAAGGTGATAGGGAAGCAATTATTCTTTTCTTAAGGGCTTCAGGATATGGTAATGAATATCCAATTACAGCAAAGGACAATGAAACAGGTATTGAATTTGATACTGTTATTGATTTATCAAAATTAGAATTTAAGCCATTTAATTTAAAGGGGGATGAAAATGGGTGGTTTGATTTTACATTACCTGTAAGTAAGAAAGAAATTAAGTTTAGATTTTTAACACACAAGGATAATGTTCTACTTAAGGAAGAAGATGAGTCTGAGAACAAGGGTGAAGTTAAAGGAAAACTTAAGGAATATGTTGAAAGAATGGAAGCATTTATTGATGATGATGACACATTGGATAAAGCAGGAAAACTTAAAGTTAGACAAGCATTAAAGACAATTGAAGATTGGGGTGAAGGAATTGAAGAAGAAGAGGTTGCTTTTACACACAATTTAACAAATAGGTTATCATTATCTATAATGGCAGTAGATGGTGTTACTGATAGAAAGATTGTAAATGATTTTGTTAGAAACATGAATGTAAGAGATTCAAGTGCATTAAGAAAATATATTACAGATAATGAACCTGGTATTGATTACAACATTACTATTGAAAGACCTGAGACTCTGGGAGGTGGGTCTATGAATGTGTTTCTACAACTTGACCAATTCATTTTTCTCAATATTGCCCAATGATTATGAAAGAAAACTTAAGGATGAAATTTATGGATGTTTTAAACACATAGGAATACCAATAGAAACTATTTACAATATGCCAATTCAGGATAGAAGATATTTTATCATGAAGCATAATGCTGAACAGGAACAATTAAATAAAGAAGCAGAAGCAGCAAGGACTGCAAGTACTGGAGGTTATAGAAACAATGGTAATTTAAATAGTTTTGCTAAATTGGAACAAATGAATAACAGAAGAGGTGGATAATTGAAATATCCACTTCTTTTTTTGTTATAGAAAAATGTTTATTAGATATTTATATATAAGAAAAATATGTAATTTATATGGCAGATGTTGATACCAAACAAATAGTTAGTGCTATTAATAATCTTGGTAAAGTACTAGTATCAAATCAGGGAAATGATGGTAGTAGTAAGGGTAGGTATAGCAGTGGTTTAATGGGTTATAGTGATTACTTTGGTGATGCCAAAAGTTTGGCTGAACTAAAGGAAATGATTGCTTATGCTGATAAAATAGCAAAATCTAACAAAACTTTGTTTGGTAGATTTTCTTCTGATTTAGCAAATGAAAGAAGAAATCTTGCAGCAACAAGAATGGATTTGGAAAAATCTGCTAAAAAATTTAGTGAAACAAAAAAACAACTTGCTGATACAATTGGTGAAAGTTCTTCTGAAATACCAAATCTTCTTGAAAAAGCAGAAAAAAAACTAAAGGAGTTTAAGAATGAAGCAGAAAAAAATCAAAAGGTTTGGGAAGAAACAGTTGAAAGTACAGGAAAAAACAGTGACCAAATTGATAAAATCATAAGTAAATATAAAGAACTTCTTAAACTAAAAGAAGAAATTAAAAATGAAACAGAAGAAGAAGTTGAGTTAACTGATAAAGATTTTGAAAATGTAGGTTCAACAGTTGAAGAAGCAAGAAAACTTTCTGAAGCATATGATAATGCTCATAATAGTGCAGAGAAAGTTAAAGAAACAGAAAGATTAACACATAAAGAAGCATCAGAACATCTTGAAGTTCTTAACAAACAAAGTAATGCATATGACCAAATTTGGTCAACTGTTAAAGGTGGCTTTAGTAATATTTCTGCTGGTGGTAGAAAAATTATTGGTATAGGTAAAGAGTTTTTAGATTCATGGATGAAGGTTGATACAGCAACCTCAAACATGGTCAGGAACATTGGTATGTCAGGAAAGGCCATGAGTGCTTTGAGAGTCAATACCATTAATACAATTGCAAAAACAAATTGGTCTGATTTATATGGTGTTGGAATGGAAGATATCATCAGTCTTCAAGAAAACTACATAAAAGGTAGTGGAAGACAGATTGGTATGAGTAATGAAGACATTGAAAAATCTATTGCATTAAGTAAAATAATGGGTGAAAATGGTGCACAACTTGCATCAAGCCTTGAAAATTTTGGTCTTTCATATTCTGCATCTGCTGACCTTGCAGGAAAAATGTTTAAAAATGCAAGCAAGTATGGTTTAAATTTTGAAAAATACTCACAAAATTTCTTACAAAATATTAAATTAGCACAAAATTATACATTCAAGAATGGATTGGCAGGACTTGAAAGTATGGCAAAGAAAGCAACAGCAATAAGACTTGATATGCAACAAATTGCAAGTTTTGCTGAAAAAGTTGGTACTTTGCAAGGTGCTGTTGAAACAAGTGCTCAATTACAGGTATTGGGTGGTCCTTTTGCACAATTCAGTGACCCATTAGGAATGCTTAATGAAAGTCTTACTGATATGGAGGGACTTATGGATAGGTTCCAAAGAATAGTTGGAAACCTTGGAAGATTTAATACCATAACAGGACAAGTTGATGTAGGTGCATATAACAAACAAAGAATTAGGGCAGCAGCACAAGCCATGGGCATGGATTATGGACAGGTAATGGAATCTGTTCAGGCCAGTGGTAGAAGAAATTATATTGAATCACAGATTGGTAACATATCAGGTTTAAGTGATACTGAAAAAGAATTTATCAAGAACACTGCTAATGTTAAGAATGGAAAAGTAATGTTATCATTGGTTGATAAAAATGGTAACAGGCAAGAAATGACAGCTGCACAGGCAAAGTCAAATGGCTTACTTTTTGAAATTATGAGACAAAATTCTCAGGAATCTGATGATGTTAGAAATATTGCATCTGATACCAGACAAATGAGAGAACAAATCATTGGTGTTGAAAAGAAAAGAGAAGCCATTGAAGCAAAAGTTGTTGAGCCTATTCATACTGTTGTATCAAAAGGTATTTCAACTGTAAATCAAAATCTTGGTTTGATATTGGCTGCTATAAAAACTTTTGGTGTTATCAGTGCAGGTGCAGATATATATAGTGGTGCAAGGTCTCTTGTAAATGCTGGTAAAGCAATGAAAGGTGTTAAGGCTGCAAGTAAAGGTGCTGCTGCTGCAAAAGGTTCTGCTGCTGGCACAGGTAATATTGCTAAAACCATCAGTGATGCATCAAGAGTAAAAACAATATTAGGTAGTGGTACAGGTATTGGTGGTGGTGCAGGAAAATTAAAGAATCTTGCAAATGCAAAAGCCTTTAAAGCAGCAAAGGCTGGTGGTGTTACAACTGCACTAGTTTCAGGTTTGTTGACAGGTATTGATGAGTTTGCAGGAAATAAAAACTATGGAACTGGAAAGAAAATTGGAAGAACACTTGGTTCAGCAGGTGGTGCAGGATTAGGTGCTTGGGGTGGTGGTGCAGCAGGTGCTGCAATTGGTACTGCTATTTTACCTGTTGTTGGTACTGCTATTGGTGGTTTGATTGGTAGTATTGCAGGTGCAATTGGTGGTGAAAGTCTTGGTAAAAATTTATTTGGTAACCAAAAAAGAAGAGAAAAGAAAAAGGCTGAGTTTGGTCTTGATTCATTACAAGGTGATTATTCTGTTAAAGAATTAAAAGCAATTGCAAGTGGTAACATAAGTAATAGGTTAGAGAGAGAAATTAGAAAGAAAGGGGATAGTGAATTTATAGAATCAATCAAACAGATGAAGGTTGGTGAAATGACATCAAATGTTAGTACAGGTGTATTCAACATACAGGACATTTCAACAGAATCATTTACACATGGTGGTATTGCAAAAGGAAATTCAGAAGAAGGTGATAAGAATTTAATTAGAGTAAATAGTGGTGAAATGATTTTAAATAGGAAACAGCAAGGTAACTTATTTAAGATAATAAGCACTGGTTTTGCCAGTATTACACCATTACCAATGAAGATGTTAAGTGTTTTACCTTCATTAATTAACAACAGAAATTTCACATCCAATGTTGGTGGAAATGGTGAAGGTATAAATAGTGGACCAATTGATATTAATATTAATGGTACTATTAAGTTAGATGCAGGAAATGGTGTTACAAAAGACATTATGGATGAAATGTTAAAGAGTCCTGTATTTATTAGACAAATTACAAAATTAATTGAAAAACAGATAATTACCAATAACAAGGGTGGTAATGTAGTTAATAAAGGTTTATATTAATATTGAAAATAATAAACAATTTAGTTATTATAAAATATAATGGCAAACACATCAAATGAAATAAATAGTTCATATACTGAACAGGTAAGAAGCCACATCAACAAAAGAATTGGTGGGGTATATGCCATTGGTACTGAGTTTAGAAATGCAAGTTTGTTGAACAATCCTACTTCTTTGAGATATAAGGAGCATGAAAATGCAGAGAGTTCATCATCTGGTGATGATATTGGACAAAAGTATATAATGCCATCAAAGAGAGATAACATAAAATATCTTGATGAAATTGGTGGGTTATCAGGTTTTACATTTGAAAATCAGTTACCAAATTCAGATTATGATTTTATTAAAAATAGACTTAATAGGGCACTTTTTCTTGCAAGACAAACAAATTTTGAAAGAAATTTGACAACAGTAAGAGAGAGATATTACATTAATGGTGCAGGTGTTAAGTTTTATGATGAATATAATACAAGTCCAGGAAATAATCATTCATTTGGTGGTGTTGACACAAGAGGTTTAGCAAATAGGATTTCACAATTATATGCAGATGTTTTTGGTATTGTTGATTACAAGGGAAATCCTGTAAATAGGCATTATCAAAAAATTATTTATAATCCTGCTTTACCATTAAATCCTGTAAATGCTGGTTCTGAAGACTTTAGAAGATATAATCCAATTAATAAACTTGGATATGACCCAATATATTTTGGATTAAATGATGAATATTTTAAAGACAATGAAATTTTCTTTACAGATGATATTGTAACAGAACAAGGTTTTGCTGCAAACAATGGAATTTTCACAAAATTGGATAGACTATCTACTTTATATGGTTTGGAAGTAAATCATGATGCAGCACCTGTAAGAGTTATAAGGGATAGTAATGATTTGGATGAATTATGGAACAGAACTATTGGTAAGATTAATAGAGAGGATGAATCATATCCTACAGGAAGTAGAGAAAATGAACCAATAGAAATGTACCATACACCATCTGAGATAGAGGTTAAAAACAAAAAGAATCTTAATCCTGGTGGTATTTCAGTAGATAGACCAAGTTATGGTTCTGAGTTTGGTAGTTTAATGTCAACAGATTATTCAGAACTTGGTAATGGCAGGGCATATACATTATATAATGAAGCAGAAAATGGAAAAGTTGTATTAAAAATAGGTGATAATGAAAATCATGAGATTAATACAACAGTGTTTAATTTTGATGACAGTGTAAAGAGTAATGCTGACAATTTAGGTAGAGATATTTTAGGAAAAACCAATGAATTATTTAAACAAGGAAAGATTGGTTCATTAATTAATAGGTTCCACACAGGAAAAGAAGACATTGGAATTACACAGAGTTCAGTTGATTTACAATATAATTTGTCAAGAGGTAGGAACTTAAGAAAGTTAAATGTAACACACCATGATGGTTATGAAAATCCATATTGCAGGGTTTGGACTTCACACTATCAATATTCAAAGATGAAAGACCTTATCAGGCATAGTGGTTATGAAATACAGAACAATATGTTTCCTGAGAATAATGAGTTACTTAGGCCAAACCATGCATCAAATAGATTAAGTAACATGTCAGTATTACAAGATAATGGTTTACCTTTAATTGCACCACATAGTAGTGGGCCTGATGTACCAAAGGAACTTATTAAGAAATGTATGTTTTCAATTGAAAATCTTGCTTGGAAAGACATTAATAAAGATGCATTTGTTGATGACACAAGGGCAAACATTTTATCAAAGGAGCAACAAGGTCCAAATGGTGGTAGGATTATGTGGTTTCCACCATATAATTTAAAGTTCCAAGAAAATGTTGGTGTTTCTTGGAATCAGAATAATTTTATTGGTAGGGGTGAACCAATTTATACATATACAAACACTGAAAGAACAGGTACATTGAATTTTACAATTTTGGTTGACCATCCATCTATTGTAGATAGTTGGAGTTATGGAAAAGAGTTAACAGAAGAGAATGAACAGAAGTTGTTAAGATTTTTTGCTGGATGTGAAAATCCTGCAAATGAATTTGTTGAGCAAGTTACCAAAACAACAGAAACAAGGACAAAAATAACAACTAAAAATGTTACACCTGAAGTTGGTCCAACAGTTAATCCAAAACCAAAGCCTGAAAAAGATAATCCTGATGTTGTTTTAAGATACTTTGTATTTTTCCCAAATAATTTTTCTGGAAAGGATTATTATTCAAAAGGTGATATAATGACACCTGTAAAGTATTTATGGGAAGGTAGATATAGTGGTGGAACAGGTTATGAAGTTAACACAAATGAAAATCTTGGTATTAGTGGTTGTGTTAAAGCAAAATCAATAAAAGGTGGAACAATGGTTGGTGGTGGACAAGCCTATTGGGAATATGAAATTGATAATGATAAAAAACTTGAAGTTCTCAGACCAAAGAATTATAAAGACAGAAAGAGTTTTCAATTAAATACTGTAGAATTTGATAGAATTTTACATAATTCAGGTAATACCTCTAACAAGAGGGAGACAATAATGAAGATGTTGAAATTAACTGAGGAAGATGTTAAAAATGTATTTTCATATCAGACATTATTGGAAACAGACTTTTCAGTTTTAAGTAGTTTCTTCACAGATGTAAGTGGGGCAGTTGATTTGGATAATGGTAGTGTTGAAATATCAGCAGATGTAAAAGGGTATGCTTCATCACATGGTTATATATATAAGAACACAGGTGATGATGGTCTTGCAAAGAGAAGGGCAAGATTTTTAAAGGAATATGTTAAATCACTTAACATAATGGACCCTGAAGACATTCATATTGTTGATGATGGTGAAATACAATTACCTGCTGGAAATGATGATGTAAGTTCATTGGAAGCAAAACTTGGTAGATGTGCTGAGATTATCTTTAAATTAAAAGTAAATAAAGATAAACCAAATCTCAATTCAATAGATAATAAGATTGCTGAAGAAGTATATTTAGATAATGTACATGAATTACCTGAAGCAAGAATTGTTGCTGAGAAAAGGGAAGAGAGTTACACTGTTGAGGTTGTTGATGGTGGAAGGTATGATGATGAATATCTTTATTTTAAGAAGATTAATGATGAAAATGATATAGTAAGAAAGAATCTTGTTGACAAGGTACATTATTTTAACCCAGCATTCCATTCAATAACACCAGAAGGATTTAATGCAAGGTTAACTTTCTTACATCAATGTACAAGGCAAGGTCCAACAACAGCAGCATCTGACATGAGTTCAAACACACCAATGGCAGCTGGTAATTTAGCATTTGGAAGGCCACCTGTTTGTGTTTTAAGAATTGGTGATTTTTATAATACAAAGATTATTATTGATAGTTTAAGTATTGATTATGATAGCAATGGTGGAATTCAATGGGATTTAAATCCAGAGGGTGTAGGTGTACAGCCAATGTTAGCCAATGTTACACTTGGATTTAAGTTTATTGGTGGAAGTGACCTTAGTGGCCCTATTGCAAGGTTACAAAATGCTGTTTCATATAATTTCTTTGCTAACACAAGTGCATATGATAGGCACAGTGATTATAGAAATGGATATATTAGTAAGGATGATGATACATCAATGGCATGGGATGCAATGCTTGTGAATAAGGATACAAATTCAACAAATCACAGGGCATTTACAACAACAAAGACACCAAAGACAACAGATAATAATATTGAACAAAGTATTAAGTAAATATGGCATCATATGATAGATATAGAAAGTTTAGGATTGATGGTGAGATAAAGATTGTACCTTTTTGTAAAATACCTAAAAAAAACACTGATTTTTATGAAAAGTATGAAAAAGGTAAAACAAGGCTTGACTTATTATCATATGATTATTATGGTAATGGTGATTATGCTTGGTTAATTATGCAAGCAAACCCAGAATATGGTTCTATGGAATTTGAAATTCCTGATGGGGTTATGCTAAGAATACCATATCCACTTGATGATGCAATTTCATCATATGAACAAGGAATTAACAGATATAATGATTTATATTAGTAAGACATGGAAGAAGTTAGAAGTAAACCAACATTACAAAATATTGGCAGATTTGCTTATATTGAGCCAAATAATCCATATTTGACATTACCTGATAATGCCATTTTACACTCTTATGAAAATTACTGTATGGCTGTTGATTTAACAGTGACCATACCAGATAGATATTCATGTGCTGATAAAACAGGGCATGTATTAACATATTCATCAAGTAATGGTACTATTAATTTTTTTGGTGGTAGTGGTGGTGAAACAGACAAGAATGGATATTTAACAACAAGTTTTACAGACATTTCATCAACAAATGTTGGTAGGGGAAATAAAGAATGTCTTGGTATTGAATCAATAAATGTTTCTTATCAGCAATGGTTTTATCCAATTGTTAATATTAAATTTGTTGATGTTAGAGGTGCTTCATTGTTCATGCCACAAGAAAAGGGGTTACAACAAACACTTGAAAGAGAGAAGATGGAAAGGGAACAAGGTGCTGTTAATAATAGTAAGATTACACAAATTGATAGTGGTTCTTTTTTTAAAGCAGTGTTTTCATGTCCATGTCCAGTATTTAAGTTAACAGTAAAGGGTTTTTATGGCAAGCCAATAACATATAATTTGAAGATGTCAAAATTTAATTCAAATTTTGATGCTACAACAGGTAATTCTGTTGTTGATATGGAGTTTATTGGTAACATGTATGGTATATATACTGAAATACCATTTATATATACAGCAGTTGCTCCATATATTGATGATATGGCATATTGGAATTCAAGAGTTGCAAGTGGTGATTTTGTTTTTGATAATGGTGCTGAAATGATAACACTTTCAGAATTCACAAAAAGAATAAAAACATCAATAACTAATTTTGAACAATATAAATTAGACATTGCAAAGAAAAACAATTACATATATATTGAAAAATGTAAGGGAGAACTACAAGAATTAAAAAACACTTTTCCAAGAAGTTTGGATATAAATAATAGTATTGTATTAGATGAAGATAGATTTAATAAAGAAATTGCTTTTATTTCATATTCAGATAGTTTAACAACTGATGATGTTAAAACATTATATAAATATTATCATAGTTTAGAAGCATTTTCAGAAAGATACAGTCAATATGAAACATTGATTGACATGATAAGTGATATTAAAATTAATGAAAATGAATTAAATAGCAATAGCACAAAACACATGTTGTGTAAATATGTTGTTAGAAATGGTGTTGCATATAAATATACTAATAACAACATTAATTTTAATAATATTAATATTGCAGAAAGTTTTACCAATTATCAATCAAAAAAGAATTATGTTCTTGCAGATAATTCAGAAAGCATTACTTTATCACCAAGATTTAAAGATGCTATTGATAAAATTAGTGATAAGACAAAACCAATTTACATTCATGTTTTAAGTACAGAAGTACTTTATAGTATTGATGAAATTTTAAATTCATTAGAAAAAAATAAGGATGAGCAAGAAAGTTTAATAAATGAAGTAATGGTTGAAACCATTGAAGCAAATCTTGGTTTTAAAATCAGCATTTATAATGTTTTCAAAATGATATTTGCTCATTTGGAATGTTTTATTTATCATTACTATACAGCATTGAATCAGATTAAGAAACAACTTGATGGAAATAAAAATATAAGAAGCATTTCTAATTTTGGTGGATATGATTTGACAGATATTCCAAAATCATATCAATATGTACCACCATATCCACTTTGTATTTCTTCAATACAAGAAGGTGATTCAACAAGACAAGTTGCTGTTTGGCCTGAAGATGTAACTGGTACACAAATTGAAGAAACAAAGTTCACTAAAGCCTTGATTAAGGGTGCACATTGTTATGTTGAAAATGCACAAAAAGTTTTGGAAGAAATAAAAGAGTTGGAGGGAAATACAAAAAATAGGAATGAAGAAGAACCTATTGAAAAGTTTATTCCTGCAACATTGTATGATATTATTTTCAAACAAAAAAACCCATATGAAATTATTGCAAATAGAAGTAGTTATAGTGACATAGATAAAGCAAATTTAATAATGGCAACATTTATGATAAGATGTTACTATACAATATATTCTTTCAGAAATAATTCAAGGAGTGAAATTAATGATATTAAAAAGTATGTTGCATGGGCTGAAGCACTTAATGTTAGAAAGGCTTTTGGTGAAAAATTGGCAAGAGACACTAAAAATGAATTGTCAATTAATACTAAAAGTAATCAATCAATAAACAATGGTGTTGAAAAGGCAAAGTCAAAAACAAAGAGTATTAAGCAAAGCCAATGGACAATTATTGATGGTGTACCAATGTTTAGTGATACTGAAAATTGGTTGTATTCTTTAATTAAGGATGGGAAAAACACATATTTACCAATGAATGTTGAGTTTAGGTCTAACAGAAATGATGTTAGTATGGGAAAACACATTGATTCAAGTAAATATATTTGTATTAATGATTCACAATTAAATAAGGACACATTTGTTAGTATTAACAACACTGATTTCTTGGAGAAATATAGGACAGAAATTGGTGCTGCTGAAACTTATGGGTTAAAAGAAGGTAAATTTGATGTTTATACAAAGGTTTTTGAGAAAAAATATAAACATGAGGATACAATTTCAGGTGTTTTTGGTGATAATTTATCAGTAAAGATAATTGATGTTAATGAAAAGAAAAACAAACCAAAAATCAGCACAGCAAAAAACTTTTTAGAGTTACATAATACAAATGCTTATTTATATACCAGTAATAATGCAAATAATGGTAATTTTTATTTTGGTATTGTAAATGGTGAATATGAAAGGTTTGGTGTATTTAAAGGAAATGATGTCTATAATGCAAACAAACAAAAACCACTTGCTAAGGCATATTTGTTTTTATTCTCATTACCAATTAATTCTTCATATGCTAAAGCATGTATTGAAACAAACTATGGTAATGCAAATAAATGGCTTTTATTGAGAGAGGGTGCACACTATTGGAGAGAAGATGAAAGTGGTGAACCAATTAATTTAGGTGAGTATGGAAAGGGATTCAATGGAGAAAAATCACTTGTTCCAATATTAAGAAGGGTTGGATTATTTGGAAAGTTAAACAACACTTTATATTTAGATAAAGTAAATCACACTAAAAATGATTATATTACTTTTAATGAATTAAATGGATTAGATAAAGATTTCCAAGTAAGTGAAGCAAGGAGAAATTATTTAAAGAAATTGTTTGTTAATTTTGCAACAATAAGTAATATTTTTAAAGATTTTTATCTTCTTGAAAGTACACAAGAAGATAGTGATGATTATAATAAATTACAAAGAAATCTGTTAAATCTTCTTTCAAGTGAAGACATATTCATAGATTATGCACAACCAATTGAGAATGGTAAAGATAAGAAAATAAAAGATAATGATGTTTTTGATTGTTATTCTTCTTTCTTGAAAAATTTGGCAACAATTTATGAAGAAAAGAATATTGAGGTAACAAATGATATTGATTCAGAAGATATAATTGTCAGTACAGGTCTTGTTAATGATAAAGATATAAAATTATCAACATATCTTACATTAAAGGATTTGTATGATAAATTTTTCTGTAACATTAATAGTGATATATTTGTTATTGGTAATGAAAATAGTGAATTTAAGAAATTCAGATTTATTGATAGTTTTTACAATGATATTTCAAAGAAATTAATTGTAAATGGTAACTATTTGCTTGACATCTTTAGAGACACAGTATATCAGTCAGAGGGTGCAATGAACACACCAGTAAAACTTAATATGAAAAAATCTGTTTATGAAGTTATGGCTGATATTTGTGAGCATAATGGATTAACATTTTTGGCATTACCACAGGAGTTTGGCCTTAGTGGTGTTGATAATATTGAAAAGATGTTTAGTCCACAATCATTACAAGATGTATATACAAATAGGCATGCAAATGATGGTTGTTATATTGGGTTGTATTCATATAAACCATCTGAGAGACTTGATATTGAAGAGACTGAATATGGATATAAGAATGATTCATTTGATATAACAGAGGGTGCATTACCATCAGCATTACAAACAATTAATGGTGATGATTTAATACCTGCATTTGCTGTTACATATGCAAAACAGAATCAAAGTTTCTTTTCTAACATATCATTATCAACAGCAAGTCAACAGACAACAGAACACTCAATCACTGCAACAATGGATATTGCAGGAAGAGGCCAAACAGATGGTCCAAGAGAAAGCACATTATATGGACAGGATTTATATAGAGTATATGCAGGTTATTCTTATCAATGTAGTGTTGAAATGTTAGGTAATATGCAAGTTATGCCACTTATGTATTTCCAATTAAATAATATACCAATGTGGCATGGTGCATATATGATTATATCTGTTGAACATAATATTGTTGCAAACAATATAACAACAAAATTTACAGGTGTAAGAGTTAACAGGAATGCAATGCCATTTGTTAATAGTGATTATATATTTGCAAATGAAAATGGTGAAATGAATTATGTAAACATAACAACAAGTGACCCTAAGGCAAGACTTGATGAACTTATCAGTCAAGGTTTTTCACAGGAGCAAGCAATTGAAATTGTTAATAATAATGGTGTTTATGGTCTTGGAAATATTAAAGCAAAACCAAAAATGTCACCTGAAAATCTTTTAACTGCTAAGGGTAGAGTAACAGAGGCTGTAAAGAAGGTATTTAGTTGTGGGCATGCTATTACATCTTCAGGTAGTTATGTTCATCATTGTGCAAGATGGACATTTAGATTAGCACAATGTTTTGTACAGCCTGATTTTGACCCAACATGTGAGGTATCTGCTGGTGGTAATCCAAATCAGATTGGCCTTTGGAATCATTTAACTAAAATTGGATACAAGGAAGAAACAAATGTTGTTTTAAATAAGGATGAAATTAAGAAATATCTTGCAAACAGCAATAATTTCAATTATGGTGATGTTGTTTTATATTATAATTCAACACAAGCATATGGTACTGCTGGTGCAAAAATGCATGCACAATTTTATACAGGTGATGCATATCTTAGTTCAGTACCAGGTTATTCATCTAACATTAATGTTGTGAATGAGAAACCTGAGATGGAAAAACAATGTAAATCAGGATGGTCTTGTGATAGATTAAATAACTATGGTTCAACATTTGTATATGGAAATGATAATAAGTATCCACCAACAGACCCTAAATATAATAGTTGGGTACTAAAGGTATTTAGAGCACCAGAATTAAAAGCATAATTTTGTTTTTTTGTTTTCAAATATGTATTTTTGTAAAAAATTATTTTTTTAATGAAATACATAGGAAACATATTAACTGATTTGCAATTTGCAAATCAAGAATTATATAATGTTGTCAAATCAAAGGAAGACATTATAAAAGATATTCCTACTTTGGTTATTGGGTGGGATAAGGTAAACAAAAATTATGATAATATAAGCCTTCTTGATTGGAAAATTGACAATATGACATATTGGACATTTGGTAGAAGAGAGAGAGGGGAAAGATATGAAGAAGACATTGAAAGGTTTAACAAATTAGCATTAAAAACATTAAAAAAGAATGTTAAATATGTTTTTTTTAATATATTGATTGAAAATGATGAAAGAAAAGAAGATTTTTTTAAATTTTTAAAAGATAATACTGAAAAAACATGTTATATTGATAATAATATTGCTTATTTTTGTAAAGATAATAACAAAAATGTTATTGGTATTTCATTAAATGATATAGAATATGAAGGGAAAGATAAAAACAGGTTTTTATCAAACATATATTCAAATTCAAATATACATTTAGTAAAGAACAATAATGATATTGTATTAAAAATAAAATATCAATTATTAAATGAGCCATATTTAATACCTTACTTGTTTTCAAATTAATTTTTTTAATAAAAACAAACTATTTATATAAAAAATAGTATAAACATGGCAATAAAACAAATAGTTAAAAGAATTAAAAGGTATGATATAGCACCAGTAAAGACTGTTGCTGAAGATGTTGTTATTGCAAATAATAATAAACCAAAAAAAGGAGAAGATATGACAATTAATGAAATTGAGAGAGCAGAAAATCTGGTTAAAGATATGAATGCACCAAAAGTTAAGGTCATTAAAAAAGAAAAAGGTTTGATTGAAAGAGCAGAGACTGAAAAGGTTGTTCTTACTGAAGATAATAGACAAGTACTTATTGACTAATATGGACAGAAAATATTTAGAGGAACATGGTTTGTTGGAGTCTGTAAATAGATTTCAACAAATACTTGAATATACATATGCAGGTGGTGCAAACACTCTTAGTGAGGATGGTGAAGATGACCAAAATACAGCAGCACCTGACCCTAATATGGGTGGTGAAGACCAAAATATGATGGGTGGTGACCCAAGTATGGCAGCAGGACCTGACCAAAATATGGGAGCAGACCCTAATATGGGTGGTGAAGACCCAAGTATGATGGGTGGTGACCCTAATATGGTAGCAGGACCTGAAGGTTTTGCACCACAAGGAGCAGACCCTACCATGGGTGGTGACCAAAGTATGGCAGCAGCACCTGAAGAGGATGAAGAAGTTATTGATGTTGATGAATTAGTTGATTCACAAGAAGAGGCTAAGGACAAGATTGATGATTTAACATCAAAATTTGATAAATTATTAACAAAGATTGATGATTTTGAAAACAGGATTGATGCAAGTAATGAAAGGATGGAAACTTTAAGGGCTGAGATTGAAAAAAGGAATCCAACACCTGTTGAGAAACTTTCATTGAGGTCAAAAGATGCATATCCATTCAATGTATCACCAGAAGATTATTGGAAGGATAAGGAAGCAACATCTAATTATAGTACTGAAGATGATGAAAATGGAGCAAATGATAGAGTTTATCAGATAACAAAAGATGAAATTGATAATTTTAATGATTATGCTTCTGCTTACAGGTCATTGGATGACTATACATTAAATGATATGTTTGGTTTTTAAATCTTATGGGTTATGAGTATTAATTTACCCATAACCCATTTGCTTTTATTTTTTAATTTTTGTATATTTGTAAAAAGTAATATATTGTTTATAACTATAAAATGTTGTAAACTTAAAATAATTTAATAATAATTTATATAAAATTTTTTTAGTATTAAAATGGGTAACTTAGTTAATTTACCAAACATTACCCCTGAATCTGTAACTGGAATTGGTATTAATCAGGGAAAAGCAAAAACACAAAGTGTATTCAGCACAAAAAATTATCTTAACACAAGACTTGCAGAAGGAGAAACAGAAAAAGAACTTACAATCAGACTTCTTCCAATGGATTTGGAAACAGGAAATCCATTTGTCTTAACTCATTTTCACAATGTAAAAGTACCAAAGGAAATTTTTGGAACAGAGTGGAAGTCATATCTTTGTTTAAAGAAGAACACTGATATTGACCATGATACTTTTGGTTCAGATTGTCCGTTTTGTGAATTAAACAAGAAAGCATATGAGTTAGCAAAGGATGAAAAAGACCCTCTTAAGAAAAAGAATTTTGTTGAAATTTCAATTGCAAATAAGAGTTATGAATCAGTAATTGTCAGATGTATTGAAAGAGGTCATGAAGAAGATGGTGTGAAGTTTTGGAAATTTAATTTAAGACAAGACAAGTCAGACCCTTATAATGAAATTATGAAACTCTTTAATAAGAAGTTGCAGAAGTCAAGAGAGAAGGGTGAACCTGATGAAAATATATTTGATATTTTTCATGGTAGAGATTTGATTGTAACAATTAGACCTGGTAATTCAGCACCAAGAATTGATTGTGATGATGAGATTACTCCACTTTCTACATCAGAAGAAACCATGAGAGAATGGATTTATGATAAAAAGAAATGGCAAGATGTTTTCACACCAAAGGATTATGATTATTTGACACTTGTTGCACAGAAAAAATATCCTTGGTGGGATAAGGAAAACAATAAGTGGATAGACAAGGCTGAGTTTGATGCTAGAAAGAAGAATGAGCAGATAGACAATGAAAAGAAAGTTGAAGATGCTGATAGGAAACTTAAAGAAGATTCAGTTCAAGAAAAGCCAGTAAATAAGAAGGTAGAAGAATTGAAGAAAACAATTGTTCTTGAAGATAATGAAGAAGAACTTCCATTCTAAATAATAAATGCAGTGTCATATAATATGGCACTGCATATAAAAATTGTTTTTTATATGTTGAAGTTTATTTATGGAACAATGAGTTCTGGTAAATCACTACATCTTTTAGCAACAGCATATAGTTTTCAAGAACATAAAATACCATTTTTAACATTAAAAAGCAAAATTGATGATAGGGATGGTGAAAATGTTGTCTATTCAAGAGCACTTGGTAAGAGAGAATGTGTAATGATTTCAGTTGATGATAACATATTTTATTTAATTTCAAAATATTTACAAATTTCAAATAGTAAATTAAAATATATTTTGGTTGATGAGGCACAATTTTTAACTGAAAAACAAGTTGATGAACTGGCTGCAATATCAGATATATTAAAAATTAATATTATTTGTTATGGATTAAAAACAGATTTCAAAACCAAGTTATTTCCTGGTTCAAAAAGATTGATTGAGATTTCTGATGAAATTCAAGAATTACCATCAATATGTTATTGTGGTAATAACACAATGTTTAATGCAAGAATCAATGCCAATAAGGAAATTGTAACTGATGGAAATCAAATTGAAGTTGGTGGTGATGATAGATATGTTGCTTTGTGCAGAAAATGTTATTTTGAAAAAACAGGTAATAAATTTTATGCTAAAAATAATGATGATGAATAATAGAAAAAAATAATTTTATTATGGCACAACCATTAAAAATCAAGCTAACAGAAAATGACATTGAAAAAATGGTTAATAGTGTGATTTTTCATTTAAATGAATCATTAACTAACCCATTTTCATTACCTGATGAATTAAAAAGCAATCCATTAATGGAAGGATATTATGCAACATATCCTGTTGATAAGGTTGAAAAATATCTTAAGAAAAGATATGGTAAATATGCATATATTGATTGTTTTGAAAATGATAATGAAGTTAATGTTTTTAGAATTGGCATTTATAATGACAAAGAAAATGAAAGTGTTGTTGATAAAGACATGGCATTGTGTGGGTATTTTCCATCAACTAAAAATGTAACTAATGATGGAAAAATGTTATATATTTTTTATGAACCAAGACATCAAAATAAGATTAATGAATTGGTTCAAGATGAAGAATATATATATCATTTAACTAAAACCTCTAAAGTGGATAAGATTTTAAAAAATGGTCTTACACCAAGAACAGATAATAAAAAATTTAAATATCCTGATAGAGTTTATTTTTTCCTTCATGAACCATATATGGATGATTGTTTATGTTTGATGCAACAGTTTCATGCTGAGGAAGCAAAAAATAAAAAGATAATGCCATATAATGGGACATATATATTATTAGCAATTGACACAGAAGAAATTAAGGATGTAAATTTTTCATATGACCCAAATGCTTTTGATTGTATATACACATATGATAATATTCCACCATCTGCAATTGAAATTGTGTGTGAAATTGAACAAGAATATTTAAATAAATAAAATAAAATTTTTAATAATATGGCACAACCATTAAAAAAGAAAGAGATAAAGAAAAAGCCAACAATATCTGAATTTAAGGCAAAGATGGGTCTTGTTGCAACTAAGGAATCAAGTAATGCAGATAAGCCAATGGAATGGCTTGAAATGCCTGATGCATATAAGGAAAGTCTAAGACTTCCTGGTATTCCAATTTCATATGTTACAACAATTATTGGTCATTCAAATACAGGAAAATCAACATTAATAAATCATGCAATTGTTGCTGCACAAAGACAAGGTTATATTCCTGTTATTTATGATACAGAAAACAATTTTGATTTTAAATATGCAATTGACATGGGAATGGAAGCAACACCAATATATGGTGATATTGATGTTGAAAAAGTTAATGAAGAAACTGGTGAAGTTGAAATTGTAAAAGAAAATGGTATTGTGGCTTATGATGGTAATTTCATTTACTTCAATAATGCTCTTCTTGCTGAAAGATATGGGAAAAATGACTATTCAACAGGTAAGGAAACTGCAAAGGGAAGAAAAATTGCAGTTATTGAAGACATTGCATATTCAATAAATGAGTTACTTGATGCACAAGATAATGGTGAAGTTGATGCTGGTTTTGTTTTCTTATGGGATTCTGTTGGAAGTATTTCAAGTTTTAAGAGTTATAATTCAAAATCATCCAATGCAATGTGGGATGCTGCTGCAATTAGTGTTGCCTTTAATGGGATTGTTAATGATAGAATTCCAAGGTCAAGAAAAGTGTCATCACCATATTCAAATACAATGATTTTAGTTAATAAAGTATGGCTTGATTCAATGACAAATCCTGTTGGACCTCCAAGCATTCAGTTAAAGGGTGGAAATTCAATATTCTATGCATCAAGGTTAATTATTCTTCTTGGTGGGCAATTAAAATCATCAATTAAGAAATTGACAGCACAATCCAAGGGTTTAAGTTATAATTATGCAATTCAAACCAAAATTAAGGTCATGAAGAATCAATTACCAAATCCTTATACAGTGACATATGAAGGTGATATTATTTGTACACCACATGGTATGATTAGTACTGAAAAAGATGTAGTTGATGCATATAGAAAAGAACATGTTGCTGATATTCTTAAGCAGTTAAATAATATTAGCAAGAGCAACAATGAAAATGTAGTTGTTTCTGAAAAGGATGATATTGTCTTTACTGAAACTGAAGAGGATGAAATGTAATAATAAAACCACTGTATATCAGTGGTTTTTTTTTAAAAATAAATTAATATGAAGAAAAATATTTTAGTAACAGGTGGTTGTGGATTTATTGGTAGTAATTTAATTCATTACTTACTGAGAAAATATCCTGAATATAAGATTGTGAATTATGACAAATTGACATATGCAGGTAATCCAAATAATCTTAAAGATATTGAGAATTTAGAAAACTATGTTTTTATTAAGGGTGATATTTGTGATGATAAAAAGTTAAAAGAAACTTTTGAAAAATATGAGATTACAGATGTTATTCATCTTGCTGCTGAAAGTCATGTTGATAGAAGTATTCTTGACCCTTATGTATTTGAATGGACAAATGTTCATGGAACACATTGTTTGTTAAATATAGCAATGAATTATTGGGAAAAAAAGTTTGGTACATTGAAGGGGCATAGATTCCATCATGTTTCAACTGATGAAGTATATGGTTCATTGGAATTGGATAGTAAAGAAAAGTTTACAGAAAATACAAAATATGACCCACATTCACCATATTCAGCAAGTAAGGCAAGTTCAGACCATTTTGTAAAAGCATTTCATGATACATATGGTATGAATACTACAATATCAAATTGTTCAAATAATTATGGGCCATATCAGTATCCTGAAAAATTAATACCTGTGGTCTTATTTAATCTTATGGGTGAAAAGCCAATTCCTGTTTATGGAAAGGGTGAAAATATTAGAGATTGGCTATATGTTGAAGACCATTGTAGTGCAATTGATTTTATTTTTCATAATGGTGTTGCTGGTGAAACATACAATGTTGGTGGAAATCATGAAATGAGCAACATTGACATGATAAACACTATTATTGAAATATTTGCACATCAAAGACAATTGAATGATAATAAAAAATACATTGTCAACCCTGAACCAATGTGGATTAAAAAATATAAATCATTAATAACATATGTTGAAGACAGAAAGGGACATGATTTAAGATATGCAATTGATTGTTCAAAACTTGAATCAATGGGATGGAAACAAAAGGTAACTTTTGAAGAAGGAATTAGAAAAACAATTAATTTTTATTGTGATAATTTTGATTCAGGTTGGATAAAAGACATTGAATAATAAGAAAAGCCATAGATAAAAAATCTATGGCTTTATTGTTTATAAATAAAATTCTTATTTTCTATTTCACAATCAAATATCATCAAGGAAGATACTAAACCTTTAGTTTAGTGTGTAGTTGACTCATTCTCATTTTTTTTATTTTTAATTCTTCTTATACATTCTTTTACCATTTTTTTAATATCAGATTCTGTTATGGTAAGTTTTTTGTTTTTTCCTTCCTGATACATAAGTAAGTGATAATAAGCAGGGTCAATGTTACCATGTTTGGAAATCCAAGCATTTTGAGATGCTTTTGCATAGGCTTCTCTTCTTTTTTTATATTCATCATTGGTTTGTAGTTCCTGTTGTTTTTGAGTTGGTGACATTAAGTGAAGTTCTCTTTCATATGATGTATCAGAAGCATCAGAAGACTGATGTTCTCTACCAAGAAATTCATCAATGCTTATTTTTTTGACAACATCCTTACTTGTGTTATATAGTAGTGAATAATCTGACAAATTGATTTTGTATCTTTGTTCTAAATCAGTTAAACAACCTTTAATATTTTTTTGTACAAAACCTTTATTAAGGTCCCAAATTGACATAATTTTTAAATTCTCCCAAAGTCTTCCATCAATAAGTTGAGTGACCATTTCCTTATATTCATTGCATAATGCATAATGGTATTGACAGGCTTTTCCAAGCCATACCCTTTTATTACCATTGGTATCATAGCCATAAATAAATGGTTTTGGTTTACCTTCTGGTGAATCACATGATACATTATAAAGATATTGGTCTGAATTTTTTTTCTGCACTTTTATTGTGTCAGGTGTTGCTGTACCAAATAAAAATTCCATAAATACACATTTTTTAATAAATAGTTGGTAAAAAGCCATTATTTTTGTATATTTGTAAAAATAATTGAATATGGCACAACCAATTAAGAAAATAGTTAAGGAAGCACATAACATCACAGAAACCAAGATTTATACTTTATTAGTTGATGGCAATAATTTATTAAGACTTTCAATGAAAGATGATAAAGTTAATACAAAAGGTGAACATTATGGTGGTGTTTTTCAATTTCTTTTGCAACTTAGAATGATGTTACAGAAGAAAAGTTTTGATTATGTGTATGTTTTTTTTGATGGGCATTGTTCTGGATTGAAAAGATATAAGATTTATAATGGATATAAAGCAAATAGAGAGGATAAGAATTATTCACTCATAGAGAATTTTGAAAATTTGTCAGAATATGGGAAAGCATATGAAGAGAAGTTAAAATCAATGCAAAATTATCTATTTGGAAAAAATAAAAAGAAGGAAAAATCAGATTTGCAAAAATTCATTGATGAAAACTTTTCAAGGGAAAGGGATTTGCTTTTAAAGTATTTTAATGAATTATATATAAGATGGTTTTTTGATGATGAGGAATCAACTGAAGGTGATGACTATATTGCATATTATGTAAAGAATAAAAAACCTGAAGAAAAAATTGTCATAATGTCAACAGACCATGACCTTACACAATTAATTTCTGATACTGTTTGTGTTTATGACCATATGATAAAGAAATTTATAACAAAGGATAACATTCAAGAAATTAGAGGTGTTCCAGTTGAAAATGTTGTGATTGAGAAAATTATTTGTGGTGATACAAGTGATAATATAAAGAACATTGAAGGTGTCAGCCAGAACAGATTACATGAACTAATACCTGAAATTGAAAAAAGACCTGTTACTATTAATGAAATTAGACAAAGGGCTAAGGAAAAGGTTGATGAAAGACTTTCACAAAAGAAAAAGCCATTAAAATGGCATGAAAACATTGTAAATGGTGTAACAAAAGGGAATTATGATGGTGATTTCTATGAAATCAATAGAAAAATCATAGATTTATCAAATCCACTCATCAGTGACTATGCAAAAGCAGAACTAGAATCAACCATGTATAATGTACAAGACCCTGAAGGAAGGTCATTTAATAACATATATCAATATATTGTTGAAGATGATTTAACAGAATTATTGGATGAAAATAAATTTTCAGGATTTTTTGAGCCATTTAAATCTCTTACTAATAAAGAGATAGCAAGATATAAAAAAGAAATAAAAAAATAAGATTTTGTTTTTAAAATATAATTTTATATATTTGCTTTGAAAATAAGAAACTATGTTTAATTTTTAATATATATAAAAATGATTGATTTAAGAAAACAGCCTATTCAGGCAAAGGACTACAAAGAAAGGTTTGAATTTAAATTGACTGTTGGTGACAATATTATTTGTCAAAGGTACTTTAAAATTAACAACTTCAATTGGGATTCACTCTATTCTAGTGAATTAACTGATACTATTAACAATTGTGTTAATATTATTGATAATGAACTTAAGTCTAAGACTATTGATTATTTGGAAATCTTTGCTCCAATGTATTTCAATAGTGTTGATGAAATGAATTCCTATTTTGAAAATAAAAGGAATTGTGAAAGAATGCATATTGGACATGGAATTGTTGTTAAGGGTTCACAGTTTGATTATGCTTGGGGAAAGGATGGAATGCCACACATGCTGTCATTCAAATTTGATGATGGTGAACTTAATTCTGAATTGACTGATGATGACAGGGTAACTTATAAGTTTGCATTCCTTGTTGATGGTAGAGAAGTTTGTACTAGAATTTGGGAAGGTGTTTATCCAAGATATATTAGGAATTCTATAGACCTTTCTAATAAGAAGGGTAGACAGGATATTGAAGACATTTCAAGACTTAATTTTGAACAATATCTTGACTATTGTATTGTAAAAGGTAGAAATGACCTTGTTTGGGGACTTATCAGAGATATTTGTACTGTCTGTTCCTATAAGGATTCAAATGATTATACCTTGAAGGAAGTTTATGGAGATAAAGTTTATAGTAACAAACAGAGTTTTAGTGAACTTTGCAAACTTTATGGCCTTTCTTATGATGGGATGACAAAGTTATCTAAGAAAAGTAAGAGGTAATTATGGGAAAAAGTATTGATAAAAGTACATTGGGCTATCTTGGTATTGATTTCCAATATAAACTTGTAAAATACTTGATTGAAGACCATCATTTTTTTAATGAAATCTCTAATATTGTTGACCAAAATTGTTTCACTGATATCCTACTAAAAACATTTGTTGGAACAATTAAAGATTATTATAATAAAGAAAATGTTGTTCCATCTTATGAAACAATTGATATTATCCTTAGGTCAAAAGCATCTGATGAAATACAAATTAGAGAATATGAAGAACTGATTGATAAATTTAAAAAAATGGACACTGAGGGTTGTTCTACTGTAAAGGAGAATGCCCTCAAATTTTTCAAGCAACAAAAACTAATTAAGGCAGCAAATAAAATGCTTGAAAAAGTAGGGAGTGGTGATATTGAACAGTTTGATGAATGTCAAAAAATGATTGAAGAAGCAATTGCTCCAAGTGCAATTGATGACTATGGTTATTCAATCCTTGATTTGAAAGAAAAAGCCCTTTCTGCTGACTATACTGTGTCAATTCCAACAGGTATTGATAAACTTGATGATGTACTTGGTGGTGGTCTTGATAAGGGTAAAATTGGTCTTATTATAGCACCATTAGGGACTGGCAAGACAACACTTACTACAGCATTTGCATCATCTGCTGCTGCTCATGGGTGGAAGACATTGCAAATTTATTTTGAGGATGATGATGTTGATATAACAAGAAAACATTTTTCAAGACTTGCTGATAAGGAAGCAATGGAATTCAAGAGACTTAGTGATGAAGATAAAGAAAATGTCCTTGAAATTCTTTCACACCATCCAGATATTGATGAAATTAATAAAAACCTTAGGCTTAAATCATTTAAGACAGGTGAAATGTCAGCAACTGACATTAAAAACTTCATTGTTAAATTAACAAATAGAGGTTTTAAACCTGACTTGGTAACAATTGATTATTTTGAATGTCTTGCTCATGAAAAAGGTGGCTTTGCAACTGATACTGAGTGGACAAGAGAAGGAATTACAATGAGAAAACTTGAAACTATTGCAAAGGAACTTGATATTGCAATATGGATTCCAACACAAGGTAATAAAGATAGTATTGTATCAGATATTGTTACTGTTGATAAGGCTGGTGGGTCAATTAAAAAGGGACAGGTTGCACAAGTTATTATTTCAATTGCAAGAACACTTGAAGATAGAGAACAAAATAGAGCAACACTTGCATTACTTAAAAATAGGTCAGGTAAAGGTGCTAAATTGTTCAAAAACATCTACTTTGATAATGGAAAAAGTATTATTAGATGTGATGATGTTGAAGAACTTGATTCCTTTAAACAATGGGAAGATGAACAGGAAGAAATCAATAATAGAAATACTATTGAAACCATTCAATTCCTCCAAGGTGAAGTGAAAAAAGATAAATCAAAAAAGTAATTTTTTTTTTCAAATAAAAAGTCTTGACCCATAAATTGTTAGAAAAAATAGGGGAAAATTACCTGGATTTTCTTAGAATTATTATAAATTTTCCCCTATTTATTTTATCTACCTTTCTTTCTTGAAAGGTAAATTTTTTTAAAATAAATTTTTAAATTATATAATATATGGATGTTAGAAAAAGTGATGGCTCCTATGAGGAATTTAGTAGAAGGAAGTTGATAAATATTATTAAAAAGGTTTTTAATACTGCTGGTGTTGAATGTAATGCAGAATGTGCAAAGGAAATTGTTGATAGTTTGTATATATATGATGGCATTTTATGTTCCTCAATTAGAAAGCAATTAGAAGAGAGGTTTAGTGAAAGAGATGATAGACTTTTAAATGCATATAGGTCAGTAAAAAACAAGAAAGAAGAGATTGAAAATTTTGTAGAAAGAAAAATTAATTTTATTAATAATTACAAGAAAGCAACCAATACAGCAAATGCAACTATTGATGATAATTCAAATGTTGCAAACAAAAATATTGGTGTATTAAATGCTGAAATACACAAAGAAGAGAATCTTCAAATTAGCAGAAAAATGATAATGGGTAAATTGAAAGATTTGTACCCTACTTTTAATGCTAAGAATTATGTAAAAGATTTGGAAAATCATATTATATACAAACATGATGAATCTTCTTTTGCTGGAGCAATTGCACCATATTGTGTTTCTTTAACAATGTATCCATTTTTAACAAATGGTCTTAAGAACATTGGTGGTCTTTCTGCTGAACCAAAGAATATTGATTCATATTGTGGAATGTATTGCAATCTTATTTTTGCAATTTCTTCACAATTTGCAGGTGCTGTTGCTACTTCTGAATCTCTATTATATTTTACCTATTTCTGTAAGAAAGAATGGGGTGATGATTTTTATAAAGAATCAAATTCATTTTATAAAATTGGTTATAAACTAAGAAAGTTACTTAATGAATCACACTATTGGACTAATAATGTAAAAGAACTTGCAGAACATGATTTTGGTAGTGATGAGTTAAATAAATTAAGAGATGAACTTGTTTATGAAAGTGAAAGACCATTGACTGAAGATGAATTAAAGGATTATTGTGAACACATTAAAGAAGACCCTAACTATATACTTAAATTTGGTGATGGGACAAGAACAATAAAGGGACAAATACATCAATATTGGCAGCAAATTGTTTATACCATTTCTCAACCAGCAGCAGCAAGGGGTTATCAATCCGCCTTCGTGAATTTTTCTTATTTTGATAAGCCATTCTTTGATGGTATGTTTGGTAATTTCTATTTTCCTGATGGAACACAACCTGATTGGGAAAGCCTTAAGTGGGTTGAAAAAGAGTTCATGATGTGGTTTAACAATGAAAGACTTAAGTGTTTGTTAACATTCCCTGTTGAATCTTTTACACTTCTTTATAAAGATGGAAAATTTGAAGATGAGGAAATGTTTAATTTTGTCTGTGAGGAATATGCAAGAGGTCATAGTTTCTTTACTTATATAAGTGATTCTGTTGACAGCCTCAGTTCATGTTGCAGATTAAAAAACAAGATACAAACCAAAGAATTTAACTTTACTAATGGTAATATTGGTGTACAGACAGGTTCTAAGTCTGTTATAACATTAAATCTTAATAGAATTACTCAGGATTGGTTCAATTCAAGGAAGGAAAAGAACAATGATTTTGTTTTTAGTGGTTCTGATTCAGATTATAGTAGTTTGAAATCATATTTAAACAAAATTCTTGAAAGAGTTTATAAATATCATACTGCATATAATGAACTATTATGGGACATGTATGATTCCAACCTATTGCCTGTTTATAAAGCTGGTTTTATTGACCTTAACAAACAGTATTTAACAATTGGTTTAAATGGTTTGAATCAAGCAGCAGAATTCCTTGGTTTAAAGTGTACAGATAATGATGCTTATGCAAAATTCTGCCAAAACATTTTTGGTAACATTAAGGAACAAAATACTTTACATAAAGTTACAGATGAAAAGCACAAAATTACTTTTAATACTGAACAAGTTCCTGCTGAATCACTTGCAGTAAAGAATTATAATTGGGATAAAGAAGATGGTTACTGGGTTCCAAATGATACTAATTTGTATGCAAGTTATGTTTATAAACCAAATGAAAATCTCAGTGTTTTTGAAAAGATTAGATTAATGGGCAAAAACTATATTGGTGATTATTTGGATGGTGGTAGTGCAGCACATTTAAATCTTGATGCACACTTATCAAAAGCACAATATGAGAAAATACTAAAATATGCTGCTGAAAATGGATGTTCATATCTAACATTTAACATTCCAAATTGCCAATGTGAAAATTGTGGTTTTATTGCAAAACAACCATTTGAAAAATGCCCTCATTGTGGAAGTACTAATGTCAGCCTTTGGGATAGAATTATAGGTTATTTAACAAAGGTTAAGAATTGGTCAGATGGAAGACAGATTGAGCAAAAGACAAGAGTATACACAGATATAACCAATATTGACAATGAATAGTTATATTGTACCACCATTTTTTAATGAAAACAAAATAAAAAACATATTAATAAAGGAAGTTTTTGAAAAGGAGATTTCTTTTGTTAATGAGGCTCTTGGTTCATTTAATAAACAGCCAGAAGTTGCAAAGTCTATTACTAAAGAATTTGTTGATATGGTAAACAACAATGAACATAAAAGAGATTTTGAAATTGAGATTGATGGTGAAAAAATACCTGTACATTTGGTTTTAGTGATAACTAAAGATTTGGTTGGGAAAACCTATGCCAGTACAATGCCAAGAGGTAATATTATTGGTGATGATATTATATTGACAGATTTGGAGTTCACACTTTATTTAAGTCAGTTTGATAGGTTATCATTTGATAGTAAACAAATCTTTAATAAAATTGTTTCTATTGTAAATCATGAATTAATGCATGGAAACATTTTTAACAAAAGGATTTCAAATGATAAAAATATTGATATTGTATCTTGGTATGGTGGGATAAAAACAATTATTGAGAATGAAAGAAATGAATTGATAAGGAATTTTGCATATGCAATGTATGCTTGCTATTATCATGAAAGGCAATCAATAGTGTCATCCACATATACTCAATTGTTGGAACTTTTTCCTGAAAGTAGATTAGAAATTATTAAGAACAAAATAAAAAGGTTTTCCAATGAAGCAAAATATGATTATTTGTTAAAGTTATATAAAGAAAGTTTAATTAAAACTGAATCATATCAGACATTTTTAATAATTAATAATATGTGCAATAATTTGTCTAACAAGGACATTGATTTTATTAATAAAGCATTTGTTGGATATGGATTAAAAGTTAATATTAATAAGGAAATGATTAAGATGAAGACAATATCAAATGAATCTCTAAAGGATATTTCAAGGAATGGTTCTTTATTTTTTCATGAGTTTTTGCTAAACAATATTAATAATGGTTAAGTATATTAAAGAAGAAACAACAGTAGTTTTTTCAGAGATTCCTGATGAGATTACATTGGCTGTAAATATCAGTAATTGTCCACATCATTGTAAAGGTTGTCATAGTCCATATTTAAGAAAAGATATTGGTGAGGAACTTAATTTTAAGGCCATAGACAGCCTTATAGAAAAAAATGATGGAATTACATGTTTTTGTTTTATGGGTGAAGGAAATGACCCAAAATCATTAAAAGAAGCAATTTTATATATAAAAGAAAAACATCCTAATTTAAAGATAGGGCTTTATTCTGGTTCTGAAAAGATTGATGATGATTTTTATTGGGATAATTTGAATTATCTTAAAATTGGGCCATATGTTGAATCATCAGGACCACTTAATAAAGAAACAACAAATCAAAGAATGTATTATGGTGGACAATATTTTTCATGGTATTGCATAGTTGATGGTGTTGTGAGGAAAGGGTGGAAAGACATAACAAGTAAGTTTTGGAAAAAAAACACTTAAAAAACAAGAAAAACAAGCAGTTATGCTTGTTTTTTGTTATATTTTAAATATATTTATAATAAAATATATTTGCATGTGCAGGGTTTTATTATGTGGTATTGGGAAATTAGAGAACAATTACATTAGAGAATGGGTAGAATACCACAAGAATCTTGGTTTCAATAATATTGTTTTATATGACAACAATGACATTGATGGTGAACATTTTGAAGATGTTATTGGGGATTATATTGAATCAGGTTATGTAATATTAAAAAATTGGAGAGGGAAGGAATTAGCACAAATTCCTTCTTATAATTCTTGTTATCATGAATATAAAGATAAATATGATTGGATTTGTTTTTGGGATATTGATGAATTTATAGAATTTGACAAATCAGAAACAATTCAAGAGTTTGTCAGTCAAAAGAAATTTGACAAAGCAAAGTGTATCAGGATTGGTTGGAAGCAATTTACAGATAATAATTTATTAACTGTAAAAAACAACAATTATTCAATAAAGAGGTTCACTGAAGTTTTTGATAAGAAATTTTGTCTTGAAAATAAGATACCTGTTCAACATGCAATAATATCAAACACACAAGCAAAATCAATAATCAGAACAAACATCAAGGATTTTAAGGTTACAAGTCCACATTGTTTTTTAAATGTACCAACTGTCAATGCTGTTGGTGAAAAATGTAGGATTGCAATTAAATTAGGTGACATTCCTGTTTGGAAGGGTGCTTGGTTGAATCACTATAGATTTAAGACAATAGAAGAATATGTTACCAAGAAGATGGTGAGGTTATGGCCAACAAAGTACATGAATGGTGGGAAAGATAGGCTTGACCTTGATTATTTTTTTATGTATAACAAAAAGACAAAAGAAAAGGTTGATTTTGCAAAAAGATTAAAAATTGATTGTAATGAAAATTTAATAAAAATTAATACATGGACACAGAGAGACAATAATGGTAAGTTGATTAATAATAATTGGGGGGATGATATTAATTTTTATTTCTTACAAAAGTTATTTGATAAGAAGTTAGTGGATTATCAAGAAACTGGCAGGGAGAATTATACATTTATAGGGTCAATTTTAACCAGTAATTTTATAGACAGTAACAGTATTGTTTGGGGTGCTGGAATACAGATACCAAATACCAAATGGGATGAATCACCAAAGAAAGTATGTGCAGTAAGAGGTCCATTAACAAGGGAGTTTTTATTAAAGAAGGGTGTTGAATGTCCTGAGATATATGGTGACCCAAGTTTATTATTACCATATTATTACTATCCAATTGTTGAAAAGAAATATAAGATTGGGCTAATTCCACATTGGTCATCACTTAATAGTTCTATTGTAAAAAGTTTTTCTCAGAAAAAGGGTGTTCATGTAATAAAGATGTCAGGATATAATAATTGGTTACAAGTAATTGATGAAATACTTTCTTGTGATTATATTATATCTGAATCATTGCATGGAATTATTATGGCAGAAGCATATGGTGTGCCAAATTTATGGGTTGATATTACATTAAAAAGCATATTTGATATAAAATTCCATGATTTTTTCCAATCAATAGGTTTGGATAGAAAGAATGCTGTAAGAATGGATAAGTTTTTCACCATTGAAAAAGCAATGAAATATTTGCAAGAATATAAGGCAGGAACAATGGTTGATTTAAATGCTTTGGTTGATGCTTGTCCAATTGAAATAACAAATAAAGAATTTTTGGATAGGGTTAAAAACAATAAAATAGTAAAGACAAACAAAATTAAAATGGATAATGTTTATGAAAGTGGTGTTTCCATTTGTATAACAGCATATAAAGCAAAAAAATTCATTAAAGAATGTCTTGATTCTGTTGAGGCACAAACATGGTTTAATACACATGACAATTGGGAAGTTCTACTTGGAATTGATGGTTGTGAGGAAACACTTGAATATGTAAAAACAATAATGAACAAATATAGAAACCTAAGGGTTTTTATGATGACAGAAAACAAGGGAACATATATTACAACCAATACAATAATGTCACTTGCAAAATATGATGGTTTAATTAGATTTGATGCTGATGATGTTATGTTAACTGAAATGGTTGAAACCATTATGAAGAAAAAAGGTGATGCTGAATTTGTTAATTTCAAAATGAAAAATTTTGGAAGAAGTACATCAACACAAATTGCAGGTGGACAAATGTATGTTAAACATGATGTGTTTGATTATCTTGGTGGTTATAGACCTTGGTCATGTTCAGCTGATACTGATTTTGAAGTAAGGGCTAAAAAATTCTTTAAACATATTAAAATAGACAAAGTATTATTTAGGAGAAGAATTCATGACACTAATTTAACTGTTGCAAAGGAAACAAATTTCAGGTCAAAGATAAGAAAAGAAAACCTTAATTTTGTTAATAAAGTAACAATGAAATTAAAAAAGAAGGAAGAAGCTGTAATAAAAAAGGTTACAAACAGTTATTATGAAATTGATACTGATTTCAACTATGTATATAATGGGAATGAAGATGTTTATAATGACATTGATGTTTCAGGTGAAACAATACAAGCACCTGTTAATACAACATTGAATATTTTGGTTGAAAATCAAAATAAAGCAAAGATAAAGGCATTAGAATTACTAAATAAGAACAAGGTCAAAGAAGAACCAACAAAGGCTGAAAAAACATTTGAAACAAAGAAAGAAGAAAATAAGGTTAGGGTTAAAAAAATAATGGTTGATAAACAGCCAAAAATGTTAGACCCAAGATTTGATAGTAACTGGTAATATGGAAGAATTGGATAAAAGATTTGAGAAATATAAAGAGCCATTAATTAATTTATGTAAAAGGCATGGCATTGGCTATAATCTTGATAATCCTGTAACAATTCAAGATAAACTTAATTGGATGAAAATCTATGATTCAACACCATTGAAAACAAGATGTGCTGATAAAATCCAATTGCATGATTATTGTAAGGAGAAATTAGGTGTTGATTTATGCATTCCAATCATTAAAATTTATGATAAGGTTAGTGATATAAATTGGGATGAATTACCAAATCAGTTTGTTATCAAATGTAATCATGGTTCAGGAATGAATATTATTGTAAAAGATAAAAGCACATTAAATATTGCTGATGCTGAAAGAAGATTACAAGGTTTCATGAATGATGATTTTGCATTCCATGTTGGTTATGAAATGCATTATCATGATATTCCTCATAGAATTTTTGTTGAAAAATATATGAGTGATGAAGGACAAAAACAATCATTGTTTGATTATAAATTCTGGTGTTTTAATGGTGAACCAAAATTCATGACAATTAATGATGGAAATGGTCATGGTAGGATGAACTATTATGACATGAATTTCAATAAACTTGACATTGAAAGAACTGATTTTAGACCAATGCCATATAATCCACAAAAACCAAATACATTTGATAAAATGATTGAATATGCTAAGGTTTTGTCAGAAGATTTTAAGTTTGTAAGAGTAGATTTTTATGAAATTAATGGTAAATTATATATTGGTGAACTTACCTTTACACCTGGCGCTGGATTTTTCCATTATAAGGATAGTAAATATAATAAAATAATTGGTGATTTGTTAAATTTAAAAAAAAATGAAGATAAAGAACTTAAAAGCTAATGAACTTAATGAAGCAGATGGTACATTAGAAGTTTATGATAAAAATAACACCATTACAATAGTAGGAAATAACTATTATATTAGCAATAAGCCAAACATTTTTTATAAAATATATAGAACTGATAAAGTGAAATATACTGATATCCTTAATGTTAAGGTGTTTGATAAATATGTGTATCAGTTAAGAAGGGAAGACAATAATAACAGTGAAATTTATGTATCATTGACTTGGTGGCAGAATTTGAAGTTTAAAATAATGAATCACAAGTCAATAGATATGTTGTTTAAGACTTTATTGCTACTAATTAAAAAATTCATCAAGATATTAAGTAAGTAATAATAACTGTTATAATGATTTTTACCAATATACTTGATTTTAATGTTTTTTTAGTTTATTTTCCCATAAAAAAATATGAACAGAAAGGTTATATATACAGTCATAGCAGGTAATTATGACACATTAAAGAACCAACCAAAACAAGATGGATTTGATTATATTTGTTTTACTGATAATAAAAATTTGAAAAGTGATTTTTGGGAAATAAGATATATTCCAGATGAATTAAAAGAATTGTCAGATTCAAAGAAAAACAGGTGTATCAAAATATTGCCCCACAAATATTTACCTGAATATGATTTTTCAATTTACATTGATGGTAATATTGATATTAAGGGAGACATCAATGAGTATGTTAGAAATAATTGTACACCTGACAAGGGTTATGTTTTTATTGGAAAACACCCATATGGGAGAAATTGTATATATGATGAAGCAATAGCACTTGTTGACCTTAAAAAAGACAAAAAGGAAACAATGTTTGAACAAGTTGAAGGATATAAAAAAGAAGGGTTTCCTGAAAATTATGGCTTAACACAAAATTCCATCATTTTCAGATATCACAATAATTCAGAATGCATAAAACTAATGGAATGTTGGTGGAATGAGGTAAAAAATAAAAGCCACAGAGACCAACTCTCTTTATATTATGCTAAATGGAAAACAAATACAGAAATAGTAGTTTTAGATAAGTCAATTTTTAATTGTAAATATTTCAAATGGAATATATTTCATACCAAAAGATAATAGAAGATATTAAAACAAATATAACAAAAATACCAAAAGATGTTTTAGGTATCATTGGTGTTCCAAGAAGTGGAATGTTACCTGCAACAATAATTGCAGGTCAATTAAATGTTGGGCTATGTACTATTAATGAATTTATTGAAAAGGGTGCTGATGTTTTTAGTTCAAATCATGGTAATAGAAAACTAAGAAGCATTGAGTCAAAAAAAATTTTAGTTGTAGATGATACTTGTTATAATGGGACAGAGACAAAGAAAAATAGATTGAAATTAAGTAAATTCAACAATGAATATGAATTCATATTTATGTGTGTTTATCTTGAAGGAAGTTGTATGATTGATAAACCAGATTTGTATTTAGTGGATATTAGTAAAAATGTTAAAAATAGTGGATTTGGTATATGCTTGTATGAGTGGAATTTATTTTCAAATCCTGGTATTATGGAAAAGACTATTTTTGATTTAGATGGTGTTTTATGTGTTGAACCACCTGATGAGAGAAAAATTGATGAATATGTAAAATATATAGATAATCCAATACCACTAATAATACCAACTTTGGACAAAATAACAATTTGTACATATAGATTAATAAAATATAAGGAGCAAACCTTTAAGTTTTTAGATAGTGTTGGGCTGACAAAAAAACTAGTTTATATGTTTAATTCTGATTCATATGAAGAAAGGGCTAAAACACCTTCTTGGCTATATAAATCTTATGTGTATAATAAGTTGAGTGATTATAAATTGTTTGTTGAATCAGATGACCAACAAGCCAAAGAAATAAATAGAATAACAAAAAAACCTGTTTTTTGTCTAAGTACCAATAAATTATATGATTTAAAATGAGAGTTTTATTTTTAGTACAATCTTGTAATCAAGAAAGATTTCTTGAAGAGGAAGAAATCATTAGGAAAACATGGGGTAGCAGATTAAGAAAAGGATGTGACCTTATTTTTTATAGAGGTGATGGCACAGATACACTTGAAGGTGATGTTTTAAAACTTAAATCTGATGATGATTTAAATCATACATTTACCAAAACAATAAGGGCATTATCTGTTTTCAGGAATAGTAACAAGTATGATTTTATTGTTAGAACAAATACAAGTACTTGGATAAATGTTGAACTATTATTAAACACATTGGATAGGTTAGACCCAAATGTTAGGGAATTATATGGTGGATACCTCTTATCAAATGCTGAAAGTCAAGGTGCACCATTTTTAAGAGGTAATTTTATTGTTATAAATAAACAAATAATGAAGGATATTTTTGAATTCATTAAAGATAAATGTTATACAGGTGTTGATGATGTTTGCCTTGGCATGAATTTGTTAAAATATTATAATCAAAATAATATTGATTATCTGAAGACATTGAAAATCATGGACAACATAACATATAATGATGAATTTGATTACAAAAACATATTCAAATATGTTGGTGTGTGGTGTGCAGCATATATTAAAGAGAAAAAGAATTCAAGTGTTTTAAATAAAATTGACAAATATTATATTAATAAGACAAGTTGTCAAGTTAAAAAGGTTGACAAAATAGAAACAATTTTTGGTGATTTAAAATTTTAATAATATGCAATATGATTATTTAATTGTTGGTGCAGGATTATTTGGCTGTGTTTTTGCTTATATGGCAAAACAACTTGGTTATAAGTGTCTTGTTATTGATAAAAGGCCACATATTGGTGGGAATTGCTATTGTGAAAATATTGATGGCATTAATGTTCATAAATATGGCCCACATATTTTTCACACATCTAATAAAAAAGTATGGGATTTTTTAAATCAGTTTGTAACATTTAACAATTACATTAATCAACCATTGGCATTTTGTGGTGAAAATAATGGTTTATATCATTTACCATTTAATATGAATACATTTCATGAGATATGGAATGATGTAATAACACCTGAGGATGCAATAAGGAGAATAGAATCAGAGAGACCAAGAGATATTGTACCAAAGAATCTTGAAGAACAGGCAATATCAATGGTTGGAACAACAATATATAAAAAATTAATAAAAGGTTATACTGAAAAGCAATGGGGAAAACCATGTAATGAGTTACCACTTGATATAATTAAAAGACTTCCATTAAGATTTGAATGGAATAACAACTATTTCAATGACATATATCAAGGAATCCCAGTTGGGGGATATAATAAATTATTTGATTCTTTATTAAAAGGTATTGAAATTAAAGTAAATTGTAATTATTTTGATAATAGAGAATATTTTGATGGATTGGCAAATAATATTATATTCACAGGTTGTATTGATGAGTTCTTTGATTACAAATTTGGAAAACTTGACTATAGAAGTTTAAGATGGGAAACCAAGCAATATGATGCACCATCATATCAAGGAACAGCAGTCATCAATTATACTACAACTGAGGTTGATTATACAAGAAGCATTGAACATAAGTATTTTGAATGTTTGAATAAAGAAGATGTAATGAAAATAAATCATACAATTGTTTCAAAAGAATACCCTGAAATGTTCAATGGACAAAATGAGCCTTTTTATCCAATTAATAATGATAAAAATAATATAATATATAATCAGTATAAAGAACTTTCAATAAATAAACCAAATGTTGTTTTTGGTGGAAGACTTGCAGAATATAAATATTATGATATGTCACCAACAATTGAAAGAGCTTTATCATATTTTAAATTTTAATAAAAAAATGAAGAAATCAAATAAAATACAATTGTATTGCTATACTCATATGATGCCAGAGTATGGCTTGGTTGATGATGAAATGCATACACCATTACATGTTGGCAAAGAATTACATAAGGATGTTGAAATTTGTGAGACTTGTGACAATACAGGTGATAATATTTCAATATTAAATGATTGTATGAGAGAGTTAACTGGAATGTATTGGGTATGGAAAAATGTTAAAGATGTCAAGTATGTTGGTAGTGAACATTATAGAAGAAGATTTGGTCTTTCATATAAGGATATCAGTAGTATATTGAATAAAAAAGAAATCATTACATTCAAACCAACAGACCTTGGCAACCAAACACTTCAATTTAATTATTTCATGTGTCATAGTTATGTTGATTTTGTTACCATTGAATATATTGTGAAAAGATTTTTCCCTGATTATATCAATGATTGGGACAAATACATGAACAATGGTCATATTTTATATCCAGCAAATTGTTTTATTTGTGAGAAAGAAAAATTTGATAAGGCATGTGAATTTGTCTTTGGGGTTCTCAATGTTTTCTTGGAATCATTCTTTATTTCAAACAAAGATAGATTGGAACATCATGTTCAGACATTCTCACAACCAACATGCCCTCCTGATAAGGAAAAGATAGGTTGGGATTGGGTAAAATACCAACAAGGAATTTGTGGCTTCTTGGCTGAAAGATTGTTTACTTTATATATTCTTCATAATTTCCCAAAGGAAAGCATTTATGAAGCTGATAAGATTGAAATGGAAGATATTTTTGGTAATAATGAGGAAAATAAACAATAAAATATGAAAACATTACTTTGTTGCATTGGAAGAAAAGAAAATCAATATATTAGGGAATATGTTGAATATTATAAAAATCTTGGTTTTACCAATATATGCTTATTTGATAATAACTATGATGGTGAAGAACATTTTGAAGATGTAATTGGTGATTATATTGATTCAGGTTTTGTTATTATTAAAGATTATAGAAATAAATCAGTGTGCCAGTTAAATGCATATGCAGAATGTTATGCAACATATGGTAATAAATATGATTGGATTGCATTTTTTGATTGTGATGAGTTTTTAACACTTGTGGAAGACAAAACCATTGATGAATACCTTTCAAGAGATATTTTCAAGCCATTTAATGGAATTAAAATCAATTGGATGTGTTATGGTGATAATGGTATTGTTCATTATGAAGATAAACCTGTTGTTGAAAGGTTCAAAACACCAATAGACTATAATAAGCAAATTGCATATAAGTTCCCTGAAAACTATCATATTAAATCAATTGCAAGAGGTGGTTTAACAAATGTTAAATTCCCTTCAAATCCACATGTTATTAATGTTGTAGGACAATGTGATTCAGTAGGAAATGCTTGCAAGGATACAACACCATTTGTTGTTTATAATTATAGTTTGGCATATATTAGACATTATAGCACAAAAACAATTGAAGAATATTGTAATAAGATGGAAAAAGGTTTTCCTGACCATATTGTTAATGATGAAAAAAGAGAATCATATACAGAAACAAGATTTTTCAGATATAATGAAGTAACAAAGGAAAAGGTTGATATGGTAAAAGAAAGACTTGGTATTGACATGTCATACCTACTTCCAATTGACCCTCCTGATTTTGAAAAGAGAAAGGATGTACAACTTTTCATGTTATGTTATGATAAGAAAGATTATGATTTCATTGATAATACAATTATGACACCATTGCAATGTGGTGCAGATGTAAACCATAGAAATGTATGTTATCTTAAAGACAATACAGGTGATAATATTTCAAGTGAAAATTATATGTATGCAGAAAATACTGGTGTATATTGGATTTGGAAAAATGTAAAGGATGCAAAATATAAGGGAAATTGTCAATACAGAAGAAGATTTACAGGAATTGATGAAAATACTGATTTTGATAAGATTTTTGAAAAGTATGATGTAATTTGTGCAAAACCATATAATTATCCAAAGAATTATGATTATATTCCAGCAAAAACAGTTAGAGGTGGTTATAGATTTTCACATTGCATTGATGACCTTGAATCAATGAGAAAAGTTGTTGGTGAACTTTATCCTGAATATAGAAGATATTGGAATGAATATATTGAGCATGGAGAAAATCTTTATTATTCATCAGGCTTTATTATGAAAGCAGAAAAATATGATGAATATTGTGAGTTCTTATTTAATTGTTGTTCAGAGTGGATAAAAAGAAACAACATAACTGATGAAAGGAAATTAAATGAGCATGTCATAAATAACATCCAAAATGGAAAATATATTAGATTTAGTGAGCAAGAAAGAAAAAACATACATACAAAAGTATTAAAATGGCAAAGTATGATTCCTGCATTTTTATGTGAAAGACTTTGGACACTGTGGGTACAAAAGAATTTCAAACCAAATAAGAGATATGAAGTTGATTTTGATTTGGTTGAAGGAACAAGAATATAAAATAAGAAAACCCCATGGGAAAAAACCATGGGGATTATCATTTTATATTGTATATAATATAGTAATTTTTTGCTTTATTTTATAAATAATAAACCTTAAATTAATGATAAGGAAAAAAGCAATATTAACTATTTATAGTTAAAGATTTATAAAAATGGCAATACAGCAAAAATTTGGAATAAGGTATCCATTTACTTCAGAGAATTTGGATGAGGTATATTTGGATTTAAATGATACAATGACAGATAGTGTAAAATCACAAGTTTTACATGTCTTATTCACACCAAAGGGTCAGAGATTAAGGAATCCTGATTTTGGTACTGATTTAATCAAGTATATATTTGGACCAAAGGATGAGACAACATTAAATGAGTTAAAGGCAAGTTTAACAACAGATATTGGGAAATATGTTGAGAATGTCATGTTTGATGACATTACATTTTCATCAGATGAGAATGATGAAAATTCAATGATTATCATTGTACATTATAGTGTTAAAAAAGGTAATAAGGTTGAAAAGACCAGTGTTGGTATAAAGATATAATATTATGGCTGAAAAAAAGACAATCTCTTATTTAAACAGGAATTATCAAGATTATAAGCAAGCATTAATTGATTTTTCAAAGAAATATTATCCTGAACTTGAAATGAATTACAATGATGCTTCTGTTGGTTCATGGCTTATTGATATTAATGCAGATATTGCTGATAATTTAAGTTATCATATTGACAGAGTATTTCAAGAGACAAATATTGATAGTGCATCAGAGACAGGCTCATTATATGCACTGGCCAGAAACAATGGTTTTAAAGTTCCTGGTCCTAAAGGTGCAATGGCTGAAGTTGAATTCAGTTGCACATTACCAATAAATAGTGAAGGTGATATTGGTCCTGATTATCATTATGCACCAATTATTAGAAAGGGTACAAGATTAACAGCAGGTTCACAAAACTTTGAATTATTGGATGATGTAGATTTTTCAGAACAATTTGATTCAAGAGGAAATCCTGATAGAACAATTTTACCAAATCTCAATTCAAATAGCATTGTTGTCAGTTACAGGGTAACAAAATTAGCAGTTGTTGTTGCAGGTGAGAGTAAGATATTCAAGAAGACAGTTGGCAACAGTGATATATATCCATTTATGGAAATTGTTCTTCCAGATGAAGATGCAATGAATGTTGAATCAATTGTTGTAAGAGAGGGTACAAATCTTTACATAAATCCAACATATGGTGAGTTTTATTCAACAACACAAGACATTGAATGTGAAAATGACAATGCAATTAAAACAAGAAGATTTTTTGAGGTAGAGTCATTGGCACAACAAAAGATTTGGGAAGTTGCTGATGGTGAAAAAAATGGTGGGCATAAATATGCATATGATGATTGTAACAATGTGACATATTGTGTAACAAAGGGTGAGTGGAAGCCTGTAACAAATAAATTTATTACTGAGTTTACAGATAGAGGGTATTTAAAAATCATATTTGGTGCAGGAGTTGACCCAAATAATGATGAGGTTGATATTAGTGAAGGAAAACCATTTTCACAATTTCTAATATCAAGAATCATCAAGAATGAATCATTAGGTTACTTACCAAGGCCAAATTCAACAATATTTGTATTATATAGAGTTGGTGGTGGGAAGAAGAGTAATGTTGCTAAAGGTGCAATAAATCATATTTCATACCTTAATTGTGAAATTGGTGGTGACAATATAAGTCTTAGAGATGCTGTTAAGAAAAGTATTTCAGTTGTTAGTACAACACCATCTGTTTCTGGCAAGGACAGACCAACAGCAGATGAACTTAGATATTTGATTAAATATAACAGTGGTAGTAAGAATAGATGTGTTACTGTTAAGGATTATGTTGCAAGGACATTACAGATGCCACCAAAATTTGGGACACCATTCAGAGTTAGTTGTAATGAAGAGAACAACAAAATAATGTTATATTTACTTGGATTGAACAGTAAGGGTCAATTAGATGACACATTGCCAACTGTTTTGGCTGAGAATGTAAGGGATTATTTATCAGAATACAGGATGGTTAATGATTATATTGAGATTAAGTCTGGTAAAATCATTAATTTAGGATTTACTGTTGATGTGTTTATTGATAAGAGTTATAATAAGGCAGATGTTATGGCTGGTATTGTTGAAGTAATTACTGATTACATGGACATTAATAAACATAACATGGGTGATGATTTATTCATTGGTGACATCAAGAAAGAGATTTCAAAGGTTGATGGTGTTTTGAATTTGATTGATTTGAAAGTATATAATTTATTTGGTGGAAATTATTCAAAATCAAGAACAACACAGGAAACAGGACAAGTATTTGAATGGAGAGGTTTAGGTAACTATTCTGAAATTGATTTGGAGGCTTCAGATTACATTGTTTATTCAAACAATGATTCAATGCTTGAAATCAAGGATGTCAATAATGATATTATAATAAGATGCAAGATTAGATAATATATGGCTTGTGCTTGTAAAGTAAATGCTGACCTTGATTATCTTCATAAAAAATATGGGCATAAAATTCCAACATCAAAAAAAAGTATAATAAGGTTCAGAGTTAAAGAATTTTTTAGAAATTTACTTATTTACATTGTTTGTATTCCAATAGTACCAATAATGGTTTTTCATGTTTTATTTACTGCAATTTTTAAAAAGGAAAAAACAATTAACATGAAAAAAATATTAAGATTGAAAACAGTATAATTTATGTCAGAAACTAATAAGAGTTTAAGAATAAGAACACAGGTAAATAGTGATTCATTTGTTACAGTTGATTTAAATCAAACATATGATTCATTTGAAATCCTTTCACTTAAAATGAAGTCTGAAGATGTTTACAGGCTTCATTCCTCAAATTATGGTGTTATTGCTGGTAGAGTTCTTGCAAATGAAAGTTTTGGTGTTCCAAATGCTAAAATTAGTGTCTTTATTGAAGGTGATTTTGATGAAGATGAATATGAAATTGCAGCCCTTTATCCATATACTTCAACATCTTCAAAAAATGGAGAAGGTGTTAAATATAATTTGTTACCTGATAACAAAGTAGATAACTGCCACCAAGTTGTTGGTACTTTTCCAAATAAAACATATCTTCTTGATAATGATGCTCTTATAGAAGTTTTTGACAAATATTATATATATACAACCAGAACAAATAATTCTGGTGATTACATAATTGCAGGTGTTCCTGTTGGTACACAAACATTACATATGGACCTTGACCTTTCTGATTGTGGTATTCTTTCACAGAGGCCAAGAGATTTTGTTTACAAGGGTTATACAATAGAACAATTTGAAAATCCAAACCAATTTAAGAAAAGTACTGACCTTGAAAGTTTAAGTCAAATTTTTAGACAAGACCAAGTTGTTAATGTTATTCCATTCTGGGGGAATGCTGATAATGGTGAAACAATTGGTATTACAAGGGCTGATATTAATGTTGCATTTAAATTTGAGCCAACATGTGTGTTCATTGGTTCACTTGTTGCAGATAACTCATCAAATGGTATTTCAAAAAAATGTATACCAACAAACCAAATGGGTGCAATGGATGAACTTACCACAGGTGAAGGCACAATTGAAATGATTAGAAAAACACCTGGTGGTGGTGTTGAAGAATTCCAAATCAGAGGAACACAATTAATTGATGGAAATGGTGTTTGGTGTTACCAGATTCCAATGAACCTTGATTATATGATGACTGATGAGTTTGGTAATATGGTTCCTACTGATGACCCAAGCAAAGGTATTCCAACAAGAACAAGGGTTAGATTCAGAATTTCCATGCATGATATGGAAAAAAATACTGATAACTACTTCAGAGCAAAGGTTCTTGTCCCACATAATCCACAAAACATTGAAGGTACAAATGTCAGATTACATGAGAATTATGACTATGAATTTGGTAGTGATACAAGGGAAGATTCATTTAGAGACCTCATGTGGAATAATGTATATACTGTTAAATCCTATATTCCAAGATTTCAAAAAAGTAGGACAATGAAATCAGAAAGATTTACAGGTATTAAACATTGTAATATATATGGTAATAATAATCCAATGCCATATAATAATATTAGAATTAGACTTCCATTAATGTTCACTATCTTGTGTGCATTGATTAAGACATATATTAGAGTTGTCTATATTATCAACTGTGTACTTAATATTATTGCACATGTATTTAAATTTATTGTTAGATTAAGATTAGTAGGTACTGGTGGTACAGATAGAGATATTATACAAAAATTGTTAACATATAGGTATTTGACAATTGCTGATGGACTTTGCCCTGATTTGGAAAATTGGTATTTTGCACCTGTTAATTACAATTTTAATGAAGAAGTTAAATCAAGAGGGTTTTTTCAATGGTTATCAGGTAATAAAACAAAAGCAACTGTAAACATATTGAAACAAACACTAGAGTATTTAACAGGTGATTTTGGACAAGCAAGTACTTCAAGTGGTGGTGGTAATTCACAACATAGTGGAGGTGGTGGTAATAACCCAGGCAGAGGAAGTAATAGAAGAGGTAAAGATAGTGATGGTAATGCCTATTATTTTGGGGATAGTCCACAAGATGAAAATTCAGTTGACTTTCAAAATAGGGATGACAATGAAAGTGTTTGTATTACAACAAAAACAGATTATTTAATGGCTTGTATTGAAATGGCATTAGCCCAAGAATATAAAGTTATTAATTTTGACTTTTATAATGATTGGGTTAATGGTGTTATATACATGCCAAGATGGATGAGATTTATCAGAGTAAAAAGAACATTTTTGTTTGGTTTAATTAAAATCAAGTCAAAAATTAAAGCCTGTATGGACAATACAAAGATGTTCAATAAAACAAGATTTTATGTACAACAATGTGCACTGTCATATGTAAAGGATAATGATGGTACATATACTAAAATCAGTACACCTAATGGTTGTAAAAACCAAAGAACAAATAAGCAGAAATGTCATAAGGAGTGGGGTAGAAAACTATATCCAATTTTTGGTGGTAATAAGAGAAATGGAAGTGGAAATGGTGGTATTGTTCATGAAAATCAGACATCAAAGCAACAATATGTTTATTATTTAAAACCATGTGAATGGAAGGAAAGTGGTAAGAAAACCATTTTATTTGCCAATGACATAGTTCTTCTTGGCTCATTATTGGAATGTAATTTATATGGTGTTCCACAGGCATTTAAATATTTAACAAGTTCATCATATGTAATGCCAACAAATTTGGCTTTAACTAATATGGATGATGATGGTTATCTTTATGCAGATGATAAGAACACAATTTGTACTACAACATCTTCAGGTAAAATTGTTGAAAGTGGTGTTACACAACTTGAACCAAGTTTTAGTGCAACAACAAATTATTATTCAACAACTCAAAATCCAATTATTTATGGTGAAATTAAAAACCCAAATGATGCAACTATAAATGAAGAGATATTTGATGATACTATACCACTTACTGAAGCAGCAGGTATTGCTTGGAACTATACAGGCCCTGGTCAAGGTGTAAAGAGTAATGATGTTAATAAGAGTCTTTATATGCCTGGTGGACATTTCTTAGGTATTTCATGTACTAATTCAGAAACAAATATCAAATCATGTATTAATTTACAAAGAGTATGTGAGGCAGGTTCAAATATTTCACAAAGAAGGGAAGAAGTGAGAGGGCAAAGTAATGGTGATTTACAGTATAGATATTTTGTTCCAACAGGTTTGATTTCAAATGATGAAATTAATTCAGTTGATTTCAGAACAATGTTTGCAACCATGAATCAAAAGAGATTATTATGCAACAATAGATATGATGACAAGACAGGTTATCCTATTTATGATTTCATTTACATGAGAAATGCAGGTTTTGATGGTGCATTACATAAAGAAATAACAACATCAAATGATATTAACAACCAATGGAATAAAAAATTAACAATTGTTGATGAATGGTCATCACTTGGTGGAAATATACCTAAAGATTTCAACTATGATAATAGTGAAACAGGTGAAACATATACAAGGACATTAGAAAATGGAAATGTTGACTATTATAAATTTAGATTAGGTCTTAATTCACTTGATAATACAGAACAATTGAAGAGATTTTTAAGTTATGATAATAGTCATGGTGCATCATTGCCACAATATGAAAATTCATTTTATTTTTATTTTGGTTTACATAATGGTGCAACTGCATTTGATGAGTTTAACAAACAATTTTTCTCAGTATGTGAAAGTGAAAGCATTTTGAGAAGAAAATTAACAATGAAGGTTGATGTTAGTGATGAGGATACATGTAATTTAGTTGCACATGTTGAAATAAATGGTACTGATGCTGTTGATGGCCTTAGAATTACATATAATGGTACTGAAATACCTGAGTCAGCAATACATATTAATAATGGTATATATTCAGTATCACTTAATAATGTACCATTTGGTACATATACATTTATTGGTACAGATAATAGTGGTGTTGAACTTATTAAGGTGGTTGAAATTGGTACTAATTTAATTAATGCTGATATTGAAACAAGTAATTTTGCATTCAGGATAAATGGAGCAACAGGTACAACAGTTTCACAGAGTGCTGAAACTTCAAATTCTGGCTATATTAAAATTAATGAAATTAATTTTGGAAGCACTTCAGTAATTCCATTAAATAATGTAACAATTGTTGATAATGAAACAGGAAATTATTATGGAAGACAGATTGCTAGCATAACAACAGGTTCTTCAATTGCAGCAAGGACAAGAACAGAAGGAAATACCTTAATTGTTTATTTATGGAAGCCTGATACAAGATATACTGTATATGTTTGGTCAGCATGTAATAAATATTATGAATATGGCACATATCTTATTGAGGGTATTGAAAATATTGATTTGTTCTTAGGTAGTTATTATTTACCATATAGTACAAAATTAAGTACCTTAACAGGTGAATGGTGGAATAATATTGGTGGAAATAACATTGATAACTGGGCAAAGAGATTTGCATTATTCAGACAAACAGATGATGATACTGCATATTTTACCAACAAAGTATTTTCAATAGATAAGAGATATAACAGACAATTGGACACTGCATTGTTTGGTCAGCCAGAAACAACAGATGAAAGTGGAAATACAATTTTAGTTGATGGTTATTCATTTGAAAATGATTACAGATTACCAGGAATTGTTTCAGATAGTTCAGTTATTCCAACAAATGGTCCAACAAGTTTAACAAATGGTAGGAAGTTATTTGCTGAAATGGCAATGAATGGTGATGCAATTGTTGCAAATAAACTTACTGAAACAACAATTTCATCTATTTCACAAAATATGGTAAGTGGTAATACATATTATACCATTAGATTTGCAAATACAAGTTTAAATGGAATGGCATATATTATCAGAACACCAAATGGTAGTAATTTATATGTAACCAATAATGGTAATGGTACAACATATTATTATGAAGGAGATTCTTTAAATGTTGGTGATAGGGTTTCAGTATATCCAGTATTCTATTATCCTGTAATGTATAGACCATTCTATGCAAATGTTGGTATTGTTGATTGGATTAATTTAACATTATCACTTTCACAAGAAGAACAAACAAGTCAGGATGCAACATATGCATATAATGATGAAAGATATGCATTTGGTGGTAAGGTCCATAATGGTATAACATATAATAACAAATTTGGAAATTGTACTTTTAATGAAAATGAATTTACAATAACAAGAACCAATGGCACAACAGATATTTCAAATATGAATGATGTCAATGGTGTTATTGCAAGTTTTAGTGGAAAGAGTGAAATTACAAATGGCATTATGTCATATGATTCATTCTTTTATTCAATAAATGGAAATACACCAACATCAGCAGATACTGGTTATGATGAGTTAATAATGCAGCCAAACAGACCAATACCATGGAATATAAGTGATGAAATATCAGCAGTATTTGCAAATAACATCAGTTATAGACCAAGTGTAGGTGACTCATCAAGAGCAATATATTATAATGATATTGATGACATTGAAAATGATTACTATTTGATACCAAGAGCAACATACCCATGTCCAATTGCTCAAAGTGGTTATGTATATTATACAATTCAAGAACCAATGACACAGTTCCCTGATGTTGTTGGTAGGGCATTGTTATTATGTAGATTTGGTGAAAATTCAGATGCAAAATTCAATGTTGGAGGTCAAGGTGTTGTTTTGAATAAGCCTGGTTCTATGGTTGTTGTTGAATTTGCTGGTGGTATTGCAGGAACATTTACAATACCAATAAATGTGAGTGAAAATAGTAGAATTAATAGGTCTTTAGTATTGCCAGGAATAACATATGCAAGTATTACTGGTTATTCACAATCAATAAAACAACAATTAAAATCAAATTGGGATGTTAGCATTGAAGAAACTTATCTTTTAAAACCAAATGTAAACATTGCTGATTATACTGAAGCAATAAGAAATTATATATTGAATGAAAACATACCTAAAATTAAGTTGAATTTCAATGAAATGGGTATGTATTATCCTGATACTGATTATTATTGTATTGCAATGGCAACACAAATAGTTGGTGTAAAGGGTAGTACTGATTTAATAAGGGTTTATGATAAGTTTACCAAGTTAAATCAATATGATAGTGGTGCTGAAAATCCATATTTAACTGTTAATGGTACTGCTGCTGAAACAACAATAACAGCAACATCAGCAGATACTATGGTGGCATTAAGCATAAGTTCAAATGTTGGTTGGACAATTTCAGTTGATAACAGTGCAAGTTCATGGCTTAAAATCAGTGAAAATGGTCAGGATATGACAACATATTCTGGTTCAGGTAATAAAACATTGGCAGCACATGTATTAGAAAATAGTGGTGAAGAAAGGACAGGTAGAATTATATGTAGTCCTGTTAATGAAGCAAGCCTTAGTGATGTTATTATTAATATAAAACAACAGGCTGCATTAATTAGACAATTGGTAACAATTGATGGTATATTAGAACAACAGTAAAACATGAGAAAAGTATTTTTAGAAAAAAATAGAAGCATTAATTCTGTTAACAGAACCAACTTTATTGATGTTGATTTAAAATCAACATCAAGGTTGTTCCCATATAATAATGTTAATGATGTATTGAATTTGAACAATTTATATACATATGAAAGGGACAATTGTAATAAATATAGGGTAATCTTAACTGTTAATCCAATATGCTCAAATGTTTTGTTCAATACAAGAACAGAGGTTGTTAGGTATGAGGGTTCAGATAACTGTATGCTTGTGTTTAATCAGTCAGATAAAGGAAATGCAATTAACACAACTAACTTGGATTGGAAGCAAGCAATTAGGGATACTGAATATACACATCCTGAGTTGTTTACAAATAAAGAACCTTATGTTTATCATTGTGGTTTAGATATTTTTAATAACCATAGATTGAGGACAAATGATTTCATATATGTGAATAAGACCAATGAAAGTGATAAATCAAAGTTCAATACACTGGCTGATTTGGTTAGGAGTAATGAAGGTATAAATGTTCAGGAGGTTGTTTCTCTTTCAAACCCAAGGCCAACATTACAAAATGTGCACATATATCAATATGACAATGTAACATCAACACTGTATGAAACATTCAGTGAGAAATTGACTGAAAAAGATGGTTGGTATGGATTTACTAACAAAACAGATATTGCAATACCAAATGCTAGTTCTGATGAAATTACAATTAACAAGATAATGAACAATAACAAATCTTGTGAACAAATTGATTTGTACCCTGATAGGTCATTATATTCATTTATACCAAAAGTTAATAAATATAGACATAGAATTGAAAAGAACTGGGATTATTGTCTTGTTTATCCATTTAAAAAGGATACTGCTAAATTAAAGGAGGTTTTTTCAGCAAGTACTGAAAATATGGGTATTAAAACAATGGAATATTCCCCTTATGTTTCCCCTGGTGGAACAACATTAATTAGGGTAAAATCATTACTTAAGCATAACCTATTACCAAATAGTTTAATTTCCTTGTCTTATGAAATTAATGGAAGTGTCAATGAATTAAATAATAAAGTAAGGGTTGTTTCTGTTGGATTATTTGATGGTTCTGAAAAAGACAATTGGTTTTCATTTGCATATAATGATATTGCTCATGATTTTATTATTGAAAATGGTGAACTTAAACCAAAAAATGGTAATGGAAATATAACATTTTATTTCAAGAAAACTGTTAGTGGTGTTGATTGTGAATATTATTTTAGAAAATTCAAAAAGATAACAAATAATGGTCAGGAATTAACAAGTGTTGTTAATAAATTGGCTTATGGTGAAAACATATATGGTGATAGAATTGCACAAATTGTTTTTACTGATGATGTAAATGTTGAAGGACTTGTTGACCATAGAGGAAGACCTCTTACTGAAATATATTTACTTATTATTAAAAGGAATAAAGGTTATAAAAAATGGTATGATAATAATATATATACTGATTCAGATATTGAATTTTCACATTGTTTTGGTAAGGTAACATCTGGTATTGAATTGGATGAAAATGTTATTGATTATAATGTAAGAAAACTACATAATTTATCAAATTTAACAGGTGGAAATGCTATGGTATTTGGAAATTTAACAAATGGTATCACACCAAAACCAATAGAAGATGATATTACAATAGAAGGTACTGATGAATTTTATGGTGATATTGTAGAATATAATCCTGTTAATTGCACAGAAACAATATTAAGTAAAGTGCAATATAGATTTAATACAGCACAAAGAGAATCTACAAATGAAAGATTCAAGGAAGTATTTTTTGATACAATATTAAGTGATGATTATGACAATGGTGGTTTTGACACTGCTGAAACTAAATTAAATACATTGGATGGAACTGAGTTTAATGGAAATTTAGCACCTGAAGGATATTTTTATAGCCCATTTACAAGAATACAATTAAGAGAGTTATCAGATGCAATAACAAAGGTTTCTGGTACATTATTAAAGTATAATGGAAATAGTTATACAGCAACCACAGATGGCTTCAAAATGACATTCTTAAATAACTATAATTTTATTAAAAATGATGATGTTATAATATATGATAATGTAAAAAAAGAAACATATTTTGCAATTGTAAATGAGATTTCAGGTAACACTATTGATTTTTATTGTGATGTAAGACTTGATGAAAATCAGTTAAGGAATAGAGGTTATTACTTTATAAAAACCAATGAAGGTGTCCCAAAATATGCAACATATGTACCAAATTCAAACAGTTTTGTTTGGAGAGAAACAATTGCACCATCAGAATTAGCTAATGATAGTTTATTATATAATAGGCCATTTGCTAATGGATGTTTTTATATTGAGCAGAATGTTAATTTGTTCTTAAAGAGACAAGACCCTGTTAACAAATATGGTTTATTGAATTGCAATGATAAGAATCCAATGGGGCAATATAATATTTATGGTTGGGATGAGGTTGATTTTGAAAATATAGAATATAATAATGGAGATTTAACACCAATTTGTTATTAATGGAAACATTGAAAATAAATACAAATAATAAAATGGTTTTGGAAGAACCAATATTACCAGTTTCAATGAAAGAATCTGGTAATACCCTTATAATAACAGTTAATGGTAGAAATAATATAAGAGAAGGTGATACAATTGTCTTTAAAAGATTTGTATATGCTGAATCTAATGATGAAAACATAGAGAATTTTGTTGTAAGAAAGAAAGTTACAGGTGTTAATTTTATTAATGATAATACAGAAATCATGATGGATGCCATTAATAGAGTTCCATTGGATTTTTCTTATATTTCAGATAAAATAACAGGTTATTCAAGACTTGTTTTTAATAATGATACCAATATATTTGCACAAGATATTGTTTTTGCTTCAGGTGCAACAATTCAATGGTATAATACAGATACTATGAAATTTGAAGATGTGATAACAGACCTTCAAATGGAAGAAATTAATTTTACAACAGACCAAAATAAGTCTTATCAAGTAAAATCACCAAGAAAGCCAAGTGAGTTTTTATTTAATCATTGGATGGATACTGATTTTAATTGTAGTCCAGAAAATATTTTGAAAAATGAGCCAATGTATTATTATAAGCCATTTAAAACAAATAGTAATGTTATTTTTGGTAAGTTAAAATCAGGTGTTACTGAAGAATCATTACATGAGCATGTTTTATGTTATAAATGGAATGCATTTTATTTTGTAAAAAATAATGGAACATGTGTTCTCTTCAAAGACCCAAGTATAACTGAAAATGGGACAATAAGAGTTACTGAAAAAGATGGTGTAGAATTATATAATAGAATTACAATTGCAAAAGAGACTGGTTATTGGAGGATACCTGTTGGTTTTGAAACCACACAAGATTTTTCACATTTATATCAGGAACAAAATGTTAATAATGCATTTACTGAAGAGGTTAAGAATCTTGTTGTTGAAAGTGCACCTGTTATTGATATGGAAAAAGTTAAATATGCTCCATATTACATAGAATCAGGTAAATATAAACCACTTACAAGTGTTACATATAATCTTCATTTCAGAGTAAGGGATTTAAGTAAAGAAGGTTGGAATTATATTGATAATGATTCTTTATATTGGAATAGTAATACAACACCATCAAATTTAATACAAAATAATATTTCTGATATGCTTTATTATCTTGGTTTTACTGATAATGATGTACAAAATCAAAAAATGAAATTAAAGAAAAGTTTTATCAGATTATCATTTTATGATTCAAAAGACCCTTTAACACAAAAGTTATTATATTATTCAACAATTTTTGTTGATACAGGTGAATTATTTGGAAAATATATTAAGGCAAAAAATGAACTTGCAAAGAATGGCCAGGATACAGGAAATGTTGTACTATCATCAAGTGGATTAACAAATTATAGATTGGATTGTCATTTTACTGTTTGTGATGAATATTTTACTGAAAAATCAAGTGATGGATTTAATATTTATTATTTTCCTGATATTGTTTTAAATGCTGAAAATGTAGAAGAAACTATTTATATGAAAGTGGAGTTTAATCATGCAGGTTATGGCAGAACAATACCAATGATATTATGGCCAAAAACCCCAAAAGTAACTCCTGAACTTGTTGGAAACACTGCTGTATTAAATTTGGTTGAACCAAAATTAGATGGTACTTTATCTGTAAAAGATGTTAAAGAATGGCTTTATGTACCAATTAAATTAAAATATGTGCAGAAAGAAAACAACATAAATAATGAAAAAGTGTTTGTTTATTTATTTGATAATATAAATGGAAACAATATACAAACAAATTAATCTTGATGACTTTAAGTCACATGTAAATGGTATCATTCCATCAGTGAGTGGTACTGACTATGTATATTATGATGGAACAGACACAAACAATGATTATGGAACATTTATCTGTAACTGGAACAAAAGTGATGATGAAATAACAAAAGGTGTTGATTATATAAAAAAATATTCTGAAATTCTTAATACATTCAGAAACTCAATTCATTTATATAGATTGCAAAATATTAATTGTGGAAATATTGATATGAGTAACAATTTTGTTACTAATTTTGATTATACAGGAACAACAGAAGATTTTATAAATGAAGCCACTTGTGAAAATCATGATGTCTATAATGAAAATTTATTTTCCACAATAGATGGTAGAAGATATACAACAGAACAAAGTGTTCATGGTAATTGTGTTATATTAATTTCAGAAGATGATATTGAAAGATTTAGAAATTTGTTAAAAATACCTGAAGAATATTCAGATACTGAGGTCATTAATTCTGGTATTAGTTTCTATTGTGAAGCCAAAACACTTATTTTTGATAATTTTGATAAAACACCTGAAATACCATATATTCCAATTCCATTATTATTGACTTGTAATTATGCTGATACAGGAATATTGACAAATTACTATGATACATTTGGTGATAATATTAGGATTTTTCAAAATGGAAATACAAAGGATTGGTATGAAAAAACAAGTGGATTAACAATTAATAATGAATATACTATAGAAAGATATATTGAGTGTTCAGGTTTAACAAAAGGTACTGTTATTCTAAGTGGGCATAATGTAACAGCAACATCAAAATTAAGTACATTAAGGATACCTGAATATTACTCTGATGATGAAGGAAAAATATTACCTGGTATTTTTAAAAAATATGGTACTAACAATAATGTTGGTAAATATTTTACAAATAATAAGCAAGAATATACAGGAAATGACCTTGTTTGTGGTGATGATGAATTAATTAGTTCAGGACAAAAGAAATATAGAACAATCAGTGTTTTATCTGAAATTGATAAATATAATTTGTCAGGAACATACTACTTTTTAGTAAAATACAATAATTCATCAGATTACCCAATGGAAATACCATATAAGACAGAACTTGTTTTAAACAAGGAGGAAGCAAATGGTGAATTCAGAGGTGATTTTATTAAAGAAATTACAATTAGTGACAATATAATTAGTTTTGATTATATAATTGGAGCAAAGTTTACTAATAATACATATAATATTTCAACAGCAACAGAAGGTATTGAATATAAAGAGAGTTATGGATATGAAGAGGCTGTTAAAGATACATTTAATGTTGATGGATTTGAAAATGTAGATTATTGGTATAACAAGATTGATTTTGATGATGTAAAAACACAAATTTATAACAGTGAGTTCAACATGACAACAGAGGACAACATCACAAACATACAAAAAATAATAGGTGGTGATGTTTGGAGAATGGATGGTAGTGTTGAAAATACACCAGTAATCAAACAAGATTATTTAATGGGTGTAGCATTTGATTCAAAAGTAGAATTAGATGTTGAGATTAACAGAGGGAATGCAGCAGCATTTGAAAGGCATTTAAGATTATCAGAATGTAATTCAATGCAGGATTTGGAAGAAATTGGTAATAACATGTATGATTTATAAAAATATATTTTGGATATGGATTTATATGGAACAGTAAGAAGTGCAAACATTGATATTAGTGATGTTGAAATGTTCTACTATTATAGGCCATCAAGGTCAACAGACCCTGATACTATGGATGGTTTTTTACCACTTGGTTCAGAGTGTTTGGTCAAGGCTGAATATGATAGTAGTTTAAATAAGAATCCTAATGATATATTAGGGTTATATGAATTAAGATTACCTGTTAATATTTTTAACAAGAAGGGATTTTATACAATATATATTAGGCCAAAAGAGATTGAAACAACATTGACTGATGTTAGTGTTCTTGCTGCATATCCTGATATTAAGGGTGTTGTTTTTAATTTGGCACAATTTTCAGGAACAAGTATTACTGATTTAACAGGATATAGGATTGATTATTTTAATGAAGATGGTGTTAGAAATGACATCAGTAGATTAATTACATCATGTAATAGATGTGAACCAATTCTTGTAACTGTTGGTGATGCATATCCAAAAGCAACAAGATACAGATTGACTGATTCAAGTTCAAATAATCTTGTATTTTGTACAGTTACACCATCCTCAGCAAGTAGTTTTAAACCAAATGTAACACCATATATTGGTATTCCTGGTGGTAAAGTTACTGTAACAAATACAAAATTTGACCCAAAATTAATTGAAATTGAAATGGTTGACCATGATGCTGATACAATAACATATATGCTTGAAGGTGACCAAATCAGAAATAGAGATAAAGCAATTATTACAACATATAATGATGACCATGAAATTTACTTACAGCAAGATTACTATACTGTTAAGGATAGTTTGGGTAATCCATTATATGATGTTAAGAGGAAGAGAGAATTTATTGACAGTGAAGAATCATATGATGAAAAAATAAATAACATCTAATTATGGCAGAAAATTATAAAGTAAAGGCTGACTATACAAATTTAAGAAAGAAGTCACAGGTTACTGAAAAGGGTGATATATATGAAAATGACATCATGACCATCACCCCATTAGATAGTTTATTTACAGATGGTCAAGAAGTTGTTTACTCTGATTCAAATTTTAAATTTAGTGTAAGAACTGATGCTGATTTAAGAAAGAAACATGTAAAAAATGATTGGTTAAAACATGATGATAATGAAGAATGGACATTATCAGATTTAATAGAATCTCCAATATCTGATGAAACAAAAATCAGAATAAAGCCTGATTATACATCAATCAAAGATTTTGCTTATTATGGTTCTGCTGTTGAAATGGTACATGGTACTGTCAATCATGTACTTATGTATTTCCCTGCTGAAATATATTTTAGTGATGAACAGGTTACTTTAACAGATGACCATGGAAACCCAATACCTGAATTACAAAATAAGTATTATGTTTACAATGATTTCAATATTAATCTTGAAACAAAATATATTACAAATGAACAGGTAGATAATCCATATAGATATATGTGTTTAAATGCTGGCAACTATGATGAGTACAGAAATGGTAATTTTGTAAGTAATGGTTGTAATTGGGGCTTTAGTGCAAATACAGCATATACATGTGGTGATGGTATTATTGGTACTGCAAAGTTGAATAATCATGAAGTTATAATTTATAAGTATGGTGACATTAAATTATATCTTCATAATGGGAGTAGTAATTTTGGCTTAAGTTACAGACCAAACAATGATATTATTACTGAGTATTTTGAAACCATTGATGAATTTGAAAGTGTTTTATTAAATAGAGAATCAAAACCATTATATGTTGCTGTATTTGAAACACCTTATGATACTGAAACAGGTGTTGAATATACAATGGAGCCTTATATATGGCCATCAGTTAATAATTGGAATCCAGATGTACACAGTGGTGCATATTCAACATATCTTCTTGGTTTAATTAAATTGGCAGAATATCATGACCAATATGATTCAAATAATTTGTGGAGAATGATGACCCATGAATCAATAAAGAATCTTGATTGGACTTTCTTCAGACAAAATGAAGATGATATGGAAGACATGTCAAAAATTGATACAAGTAGAATTGAACCAATCATTCAAATTTATAGTAGGCAATTTGATGGTCTTAAAAGATATATTGATACAATTAAATATACAAACAACATAACATATAATCAGAAGAACAATTTACCTGATTATGGTTTGAAAGATGTTGTTGGCCTTGCTGGTTTTGAACCATACTTACCAATTCCAACAGGAAAAACAAGTGTTGTAACAGAATCATTATATCCAAGTAAAATGTATGGGTATAGTGAAGTTGATGCTAATGTTAATTTTATGAGAAATCTTAAAATTAATGCACCATATATATTATCATCAAAGGGAACAAGACATAGTATTCAAAGTATTATGGGATTACTTGGTTTAGTGTATGGTAAAGATTATGCTATTGATGAATATATTGCAGTTGCAAAAGGTAGTGATAGATGTGTCTTTATTGATAGTGCATATACTGGTTGTTATCCATCAGCAGAAGATGTTGAATTCATAAATACAAGTAAAGATAGCATTCCAATAAATACATTTGATGATGTTAGATATGAAGGCATTGCTTGTAAACCTATTTCAGTTTATGATACAAATGGAAATATAAAATATAGATATGTAATCCCTTGGTATGAAAATGGAAAACAATATGATAACAATTTATATTTCCAAGAAAATGGTGGGTGGGGTTATCATCACATTGATGTAAAAGACCTTAATATACAAGGTATTAAAATATCAGCATCATTTTCAGGATTTTCAGAAACAGAAACCAGAATGAAATTTGTAACAAATTTAATTGATTTGGCAAGTTTTTTACCAAATTCAGTTAAAGAAAAAGATATATGCTATGTTGAGAACATAGATTCAATACTTGATACTTATATGAGTGGTGGAACACCTCTTGCAAAATACCAGGGTCAATATTCACATTATTTTATACTTGAAGACATTAATAATATAACAATAATTGGTGAATTAAACCAGGATAAGAAAGGTTGGGTTAATATTCCATTACAAGAAATTGTTGAAGCAAGTTCAGACAATGGAATTAGAGTTCTTTATTTTGAAACAATAAAGGAATCAACAATTGCAAATAATCCACATGTTGCAAAAAATGTAGATTATGATAATGGTGAATCATATATAAAGAAATTTGATAAAATATTTGTTAATAAAGACAATTTTACAAGTTTCTCAGATAATGATATTATCAAAATTGTTGGTGAAGATGGACAAGGAAGTGATTTCTTTTCATTTGGAATTGGTGACAAAATAAGAAACAACAGAAAAGCAGATTATTTTAAACCTACATCTTTATCAGATTTATGTGAAGTTGGTAACAGTACAACATTACCTGATGTTTCAGAGCATACAGAAGGATTGAATAACCCTGAAAATGGTAGTGAATATGAAGTACCTGCATCATATTCTGTTGTTAATTTGAAAAATATGGTAATAAGAATATTGAAGAAACCAGAAGGGTTGTTTGACAACACAGAAAATCTTGAAAAGTGGAAAGATTATGTAAATAATGTTGTTATTGAATATGTTAAACAAGTTTTACCATCAACATCAATATTTACTTGGAGATTTGTCAATTCACTTAAGGATGAAGTGTTGGTTGATTTGGATGGTATTTTGGAACAATATGAAGACATACAAAGAGTGCCTGTAAGTGTTGCAGGTACATTGACACAAAAATAAAATATAGGAATATACAATATAAAATGGCTAGTACAGAACAAACATTAAATGGAAAATGGAATGTGAAATTAAAGCACATCTATGATGGTATAACAATACCTGTTGTACTGAAATATGATGATGCTAATCCTGTTTCATTGGAAGTTGGTAATACATATGTATCAGCATCAACTGAGTGGAGAACTGAAGTTGGTACTGCAATTGATACAAATAGAATTACATTTGAACAAACAGAGGAAGTTTCTGATGAAACAAAAACATATATAGTAAATAAAATCAATTGGCTTGAAGTTATTCCTGTACAAAGAACATTAACTGCAACACTTTCACAAACCACATTTAATAATACAGGTGGAACAGCAACTTTGGCAATTAACTCAAATAGTAATTGGACTATTACTACTAATGTTAATTGGATATCTGTACCAACAATGTCTGGTGATGGTAGTTTATCACAAACAATAACAATTGCAAATTATACAGGTACAACTAATAGAACAGGTATAATTACAATTACCTGTGGTGAAATTGTTAAAACATTTACTGTTACACAAAATGCACTTGTCCCAACAATTTCAATATCATCCACAACACCTATTGAAGCAACAGCAACAAGTATATCATATACAGTTACATCAAACATGACTGCTGTGACTGTTAAATATGGTAATCAAACAAAAACAACTAAAACAGGTAGTTTTACTATTCCTGCAAATACAGGTTTAACACCTGTAACACATGTAATCACAGCATCTTGTACTGATTATCCAACAGTTACAGCAACAACATCAGTTGTACAAAATGCTGCTGGATATGTATTCAGTGTTAGTCCAACAAGTCTTAATTTTGCTTCAGGTGGTAGTCAAAGTACAATAACCATTAATAATCCTAATGGCCTCAGTTGGAACATTACAGGCTTACCAAGTTGGATTAGTGCAAGTACAACTGCTGGTACTGGAAATGCAACAGTTACATTAACAGCTGGCCAAAATCCTAACAGCAGTATTAGAACAGGTAGTTTTGTTGTAAATGAGACAACACATGGTAATACTCATCAGACAATAAATGTATCACAAGCAGCAAGAGAGGCACTTCAAACACCAAGATTTACTTCAACATATATTACATATATTGCACATGACCCTGAAGAGGTAATTTTAAACTTTAATGGTAGTCCAGTTAACTTTAATATTTATGCAGGTGATTATCAATGGAGCATAAAGAATAAACCAGCATGGTTATATGCAAAACCAACATCAGGTGTAGGTGATACAGTTGTTGTTATGAGTGCATATACACTTAGTGATGGTTATGATACAAGAGAAGGTGCATTTAATATTGTAAAGAAAAATGGTGATGATTTTACTTATACAGAGAGTGCAATAACAGTATATCAAAACACAAAAACAGGTAATCATGGAATTATTGATGGTAACATTGTTTTCAATGTTGTACCTGCAAGATATGGATTTTTATTTAAATTTAGAACTATATCAGCATTAGGTGAAACCCATTATTTGGATATTGTTACAAGTGCTATGACAAATTCAAGTTTGGGTACAAGAGTTTTGGCACTTCTTAATGAAGCCAACAGTGGCCAAACACAGGTTACATATGAATTTGAACTAGTAAGTGCTACAACAATGCCAAGTAACTTGACATGTAAAATATCATATGGAAGTAGTTCATCATCTGAAATGCCTCTAAGACTTGGACAGAAAGTTACATTTACAGCAAAATATAATGCAAGTGATAATTATCATGAAATTGACCATGATTACAACTATAGTGCTGATAATTCTTCAGTTCAAATAAAAATAACATAATAAATTTTTATTTTTAAATGGATACAATTAATATACCAAAAAATAAAACAACCTTTTTACTTAGTATAAATTCATTACCACAAAATGGTAAAATAGATTATACTTGTCCTGATTTTTTTGAAGTCACAGGTGGAACACAAAATTATTCAGGACAGGCTGCACAATTTATACTTGGTGTTAAAGAAAATGGTAGTTACACAAGCAGAACAGGAACACTTTCACTTACAGGAACAACAAATGCAACTGCTGGATATGATGGTACAGCAACAATTACTTGTGCTTGGACAGTAACACAAGGTGCAAATGTACAACCTGGAATAACAGGCATAGTTCCATGTGATGTTAGGGGTTATAATTTTGATAATTGTACTGCTGACCTTATGATAACAATAGAGAGTTATAATGGCATGGGTGATACTCATCCTGCACATCTTGAAGATTCTATTAGAGAAGATTATTATGATATGGATGTTGTTTTAAATCCATCACAAACAACAACTGATATAGATATTACAATTACTATTACAAATCTTACTAAATCAACAGGAACAGGTGATGGCTTTTTTAGTATGAAAGTTGACTATGGTAGTTATAGTAGTGGTGATATGCAAGCATATGCAGGATTAATATATAGTTCTAAAGAAGATTTTATTCCTGGTGGTGAATATTTAAGAATATCACTAACATTTACACCATCAAACAACATGTTTGCAATGACCTCAGATTCAAATAGTTTAGAAGAAAATTCATTAAACCAAGAAAATACTAATGATATAGATTTAAAAAATGATGAAGAATTAGAAATTTAAATATTATATTAATATGGCAGATGCTTCACAAACATTAACAGGAAAATGGGATTTAAAATTAAAACATAATTATGATGTTACAATACCAGTTACATTGAAATATAACAATGCTAATCCTGTTACAGTAAATGTTAAAAACACATATGTAACAGCATCAACACAATGGCAAACTGATGTTGGTACTGCAATTGATACATCTAAAATCACATACCAATCAGAAGATGTCATGGTTGGTAATAAATTATATACTGTTACAGCACTTACTTGGAGTTCAGTTACACCAGCACAAAGAACATTAACAGCAACACTTACACCAGATACATATGATAGTGGTGGTGGAAATGGTACTTTAGCAATCACCTCAAATAGTAATTGGACTATTACTACTAATGCTAATTGGGTATCTGTACCAACAACTGCTGGTACAGGTGACCTGTCACAAACAATAACAATTTCTAACTTTACAGGAACAACAAGTAGAACTGCTACAATTACTGTTACTTGTGGTAGTATTGTTAAAACATTTACTATTACACAAAGTGCAGTAGCCCCAACAATTTCAATTACAGCACCAACCCCTGTTGCTTCCACTGCAACAAGTATGTCATATACAGTAACATCAAATGTTGATGCTGTGACTGTCAAGTATGGTAACCAAACAAAAACAACTAAAACAGGAACATTTACAATTCCTGCTAATACTGGCATAAATCCTGTAACACATGTAATCACAGCATCTTGTACTAATTATCCAACTGTTACAGCAACAACATCAGTTGTACAAAATGCAGCAAGTTATGGTTTCAGTGTTAACCCAACCTCATTTAGTTTTTCAAATACAGGTGGTTCAAAGACTATGACTATTACCAATCCTAATGGCTTCAGTTGGCAAATACAAAATTTACCAAGTTGGATTAGTGCAAGTGTTACTGCTGGTACAGGAAATGCAACTGTTACATTAACAGCAACACAAACAACAGATGCAAGGTCAGGTAATTTTGTTGTTAAGGATGTGACAAATAATAGAACAACAACAATAACATGCTCACAAGAAGCAGGTGTGTTCAGTGTTGGTGAATTAAGAACATTTGAATACACAGGTGGAACACTATCATTCCAAATCACAGATACAATTGGCCACAATTGGCAAATAACATCAAGCCCAAGTTGGGCAACAGTAAGTCCAACAACAGGTTCAACAAGTCAGGCAGTAAATGTTACTGTTGGTGTTTTCTCAGGTGAAACTGCTTTAATGGGTAGGGATGGTAACATTGTTGTAAAAGACCTTAATAATAATGTTACTTATAATGTATATGCAGCACAAAAGGGCTTGAATGCATTTGCTATCAATATATATAAAGATGATGTTAAACAACAGATGCCTGATGGTGACTATTTCACAATATCAGGTATTACACAAAATTCTACAACATATGAAGTAAATATTTTTAATCCTCAATATATCTACAAAACACAAAATGACCCATTTGCAATAAAACTTAAGCAGGATACATACAATAGTTTACCATCTTATTTAACAACACTTAATATAAGGTCATTCACTAAAAATAGATTATCTAATAGTGATTTTAAATGTTTTGAGTTCCATTCAAATCCAGATTATGCAGGTGATGAAGCACTTAATTGGACAGGTACAACAACAGGAACATTTGATGAGAAATATGCAGAGTTAAGAGAATATTTAAAAACAAGAAGAAAATTAAGTCAATACTATGATGGTTCAATTGTTTTAAGAAGTACTGCTGCACCACAACCACAACCATATGATATTTGTAATTTTGAAATAAATTTTGGTGGTTTTGTTGATTGCACTGTTGGTGAAGGTTGTAAGGGAACACTTATTGATACTACTAGTTCAAATGACTTAATATTTAGACCATCTGATGATAGTTCAATTTATGCTGCCTGTGGTTTTGAAGGTGACATAAAAGATAGTGTTGGCACAAAAGGTGAAGGCATTTTTAACTTCAGAGTATATAATAAAGATGCTTCAACAGTAACAATTGATTTTGGTGTTAATTTTGAAGGAACTTATGAAACTGATTGGATGTGTTCAAGTGTAATTTTACAAATGACACTTTTCAAAGCAAATACAAGTGAAAGTAAACTAGTTGAACTTAGATATAATATTGGAAGTCAAACAAAAGTAAGTAAGGAAATTGACCTTAGTGATTGGTGGGAATTAAATGGTAATGTAAATATTACTGCTGAATTAGGAATGACTTTTGTAAATTAATAAGAAAGAGGTCTAAGTTTAGACCTCTTTTCTTTTTTATTCAGACTTCTTCTTTTTAGTCTTAAGTGCTTTCTTTTCTTCCTTTTCTTGTCTCTTCTTATCTTCCCATTGTGCAATTGACATTTGGCCAAGAAGGGCAGTGTCTACTGCAACTTTTTCATACTTCTGATAGAAGCCAACAGGTAGGGTAATCATAGGGCAATCAAGAACAATCTTATCTTTTTCACTATCATAAGAAATTTTGTCCATTGCCATTCTAATAAACATATATTTAGTTTTCTCATCAAATTGACTAAATACTTCATCAAAAACCATAACAAGAATAAGGTCATCCCTATTTGAAAGGAATTCAGCAAGGGCACTTGCCTTTGAAACAGTAACAACTTCTTTTGCCTTAGGCACACACAATGCTTCAAAGTCCATGTATTGTTCAAGACCAAGTTCAGCTGCTACCTCATGTACTAGATTTTGAATTTCTTCATCTGCTGCATAAAATTTTGCCATAACTATTTATATTTTTATATATTATTTAATATGTTATTTTTGTAAGTTCATCCCAAGTGGTTTGTTCAATTCTACCACCATATCCATTATTAATAATTGCTTGTTCTGCATCCACAATTGTGTCAAAATATCCAAGTACCATTTCAGGATAGAAATCATGTGCATGTGACCATGCAATATAAACACATTGAAATGGTTTTGCACTTGTTTGTGTTGTATAAGATGAATTATCAACAAACCCAGTAGTATTAATGTTTGTTGTAAATATTTCTTTTATTGTTTTTCTCATAAGTCAACTTTTATATTTTAATAATTCTTGAATGTTATTCTACAACATAATCAAAATATTTAAATCCTCTGAATCCCTTACAAGGAATAGGTGTTTCAAGGTAGTGGAATGGGCCACTTCTTTGAATAAAGACACCTTTCCAATCATTTCCTGTTGTTGTACAATTAAATTGACCTGTATAATATCCAATAAATGTTTGCCAGCCAATAATTTGGTTGTTATAACATAAATATACCCTATTACCAGGTTCAAGGTCTTTTGGTTTATGGCTTACTTTAAAATTCATTGCTTGTGACCAATCAGCAACAGCATCAAGTTCTTTCTTATAGTTTTCCCATTTAATTGTTTTTGGGATGGTTATGACTATACCTTTTTTTGTTGTTGTTATCACATTATTGACAATATCTTCAAATAATGTGGTGTTTACTTTTTCACTCATAAACTATATATTTAATTAGTTACTGCAAATATATATAAAATGACTGAAAAAACAAAATATTTTATAGATAAAGAAACTCTTGAAAAAGAGGAACAGGAGGCAAAAGAAAAGGGTATTACCATCTTTCAATTAAGGCATAATAAAAAAATTGCTGAAAATAGAAAGAGAGGTCATGAAGAATATTGCAAAAAATTAAGAAAAGAAAAAGAAAAAAGGTTAAAAAGGGAGAAAGAAAAGAAATTAAGAAAAAGGGAGAGGGAAAGAGCAAAAGCAATAAAATTAAAGGAAGAAAAAAAAGAAAAGGAAAGGATTAAAAAGCAAAAGAAGAAGGAAAGAGAAGCAGAAAAGAAAAGATTATATTTAGAAGCACATCCACCAAAACCAGTTAAGAAAAAAAGGCCAATAGGAAGGCCAAAAAAGGTTGGTAGAAAAATTAACTATTATAAAAGGAGAAAAAAGAAAAAGGAACTTGAATTAAAAAGAAACTTACCAAAGAAATATAATAGTTTTAATTATAAGGTTGTTTCATGTAGAAATGGGAATCAAAATGAGTTTATTTGTTATTGTGAAAATGTTTCAACAGCATATGAAAAGGTAAATGAATTACTTAGAGAGTCAAAAGAGGTTATTTTCCCATCAAGAATATCAATATCCAATAAAATGACAGATGCAAAATATGAATATTTAATACTTGAAAGGAAAACAGATTCTGAAAAGATTAATTTATTAAGAAATGAATATGGAAAATTAGTTGAACAAAAGACAAATAGTTTAAATTGGAGTGTATATGACAAATTTAAATATGATGTAGAAGAAACTTTTTGGGTTTGGGGTTACAATAACAGAAAAGACAGGAAAACATTTCAATGGATATATGAAAACATATTATTAGGTAAAATATATAGTGAATATGATTTAAGATTTGTTTGTTTATATAAAAACAAAATCATATTTAAAGATGATAATGATGAATTGGATATTGTTTTTTGTAAATCAGTAACAGATGCTGGTAGGTTTTATAGTTTATTGGAAGAATATGTAAAAAAAGATAAAGTAAAACAAGTATTCTTTTTAGGTTCATTTAATGTTATTTCAGAAAAAAGAAAAAAATTGGAAGACAAATTAATTGAAATGACAGGTTGGACAAAAAAGAAAATACAGATGACATCAACATCAGAATATACTAAATAACTTGTTTTTTTAGAGATTATATATTATTTTTATATTGAAAAGGTTTTAAAAGCCAAATTGTATCATTTGTTTTTTATTTTTACAGGGAGATTTATTAATAAGTCTTCCTGTTTTTTTCTAATATTGTGACTATTTATAGAGAGCAAATAAAGTTTATATAAACAAAGATACAATGGCTGAAAAACAAAGAAAACAATTAATTAATTTACACAGTGGCACAATAGATGCCAAACCTGTTGGAAAATTATCTCTTGGTGAAATAGCTGTTGTTCATGTTAGTGGGTCAACTAAAGATGATGATACCAAACTTTATGTTGAAACTGTTAATGATAGTAATAATGCTAATACTTTAGCAACTTTTATCACAGAAGGTTCTGTTAACAAAAAAGTACAAAATGTATATAATACTGTTGCACACCTTGCTGAAGTAGTCCTTGATAGTACAATTAATAGTGTATCAGGTGATACTGTAATCTCAGCCAATTTAGTAAATACTGATGCAAGTGGTAATTCTATTACTATCTCACATAAAAGTGATTTTACACCTGTAAGTGGCTTTAACAAAATAAGTTCTGATAAATTTGGCCATGTTACTGGTTCAACACCAGTAACAACTGCTGATGTTGAAGGACTTATTCAAAACTATAAGGGTACTGTAACAGGTGTAAAGGAAAATGGTAGTACAAAATCTCCTGATACTAATGGTATTGTTGACCTTGGAACTGTTGTTAATGCAGTTAATTTAAATGGTAGTGCACAAACAATTACTGATGGTGTGCTTGATTTAACAGTAACAACAGACCATGCTGAACATGCTTTAATAGCCAATGATGGTACACCTACAAGTCAAACCACTGCACAAACAGTAACAATTGTTGACAGTCTTAGTGGTTCACCAAAAACAAGTGGTAATTTGAATCTATATTCAACAAGAAAAACCATTAACAACTTTACTGATGAAGAAAGAACTAAATTAAGTGGTATTGAAAATGGTGCACAGGTAAATGTTATTGAAAAAGTAAAAGTAAATGGAACAGAACAAACAATAACAGATAAATCTGTTGATATTACTGTTCCTACACAATTATCAGAATTATCTGATGATGCAACACATAGATTAGTTACTGACACTGAAAAATCAACTTGGAATGGTAAGCAAGATGCAATTAATGACCTAACAACCATTAGAAATAATGCTAGTTCAGGTGCAACTGCTTATACTGACATGCTTACAGGTGTAACTATGAATGGTTCTGCTGTAAGTAAGGCCAATAAAGTTGCTGATTTAGGTACAGTTGTTACAGCAGTTGATTTAAATGGTAGTGCACAGACAATTACTAATGGTAAACTTGATTTGGTTGTTACAACAGACCATGCAAAACATAAATTAATTGCTGATAATGGTACTGCTACTGCTGAAACTGCTAAAACAATAACTTATGTTGAAAGTCTTGCTGGAACTAATACTGCAACAGATGGTGACCTTACTGTTTCTTCAACAAGAAAAACAATCACAATTCCTTCTACATTAGATGATATTACTGATGGTTCAACAAGGAAATTAAGTGATTATACACCTTTATCTGCATTTACTGCACATACAGGTGATACAACTGCACACATTACTGCACAAGAAAGAACTAATTGGAATAATAAACAAGATGCAATTGATGATTTGACTACCATTAGAAATAATGCTAGTTCAGGTGCAACTGCATACACCAATATGGTAACAGGTGCAACCATTAATGGTTCTAATGTTACAGTAACTAACAAGGTTTTAAATCTTGGTTCAAATTATGTTCAAGATGCAAATTATGTCCATACTGACAATAATTATACAACCACAGAGAAAAACAAGTTAGCAGGTATTGAAGAAGGTGCTGAGGTTAATGTTCAGGCTGATTGGAATGAAACAGCAACAACAAGTGATGCATTTATCCAAAATAAACCTGATTTAAATGTTTATCCTGATTCTGCTGAATGGAATAGTACTGATAAGAAAATATATTTCAAAAACAATGGTACTACATTGACTTCAATGACCATTGATGGTGCTAATTTTGTTAAGGATGGAATGGTTGACAATGTACTCATCTCTGGTGGTAGTTTAGTAATTACATTTAATACAGATGCTGGAAAACAAGATATTGCAATTCCATTGACTGATATCTTTAATCCAAATAATTACTATACCAAAACTGAGATTGATAATAAGCATTTTGTCTCTGCAATTACTTTTAACAATAAAACAGTTACAGGTGATACAGCAGCATTAGGTACATTGGTTACTGGTATTACCATGAATGGTGATGATTTAACAGTATCTAATACAGGTGTTGTTGACCTTGGAACAGTTCTTACTGCTGAAACTCAATTAACTTCTGCAAGTACAGGTAATGGTAATGCTGTTACTGATATTGCTGTAAGTGGCCACCAAATTACTTTTAACCTTGGTGCTACCTATACAACAAGTGGTGATGTTGAAACACAAATTGAAAGTGCTTTAACTGAATACTATACTAAAGAAGAAATTGATGATTCTGAAGAAGTTGTCTCTGCTGCTCTAAATGATTTAAATGCAAGAATTATTGAATTAAGTGGTAATTCAGGACAAGTTGACCTTTCAGCATATTGGACTTCAGCAGAAACACAAGATTATGTTGAAAGTGCTTTAACCCAATACTATACTAAAGAAGAAATTGATAATGCTGAGAAAGTAATTGCTGCTTCTTTAAATGACCTTAATGATAGAAAAGCAGATAAAACTGATATTCCTGTTGTTAGTGGTTATGCAACTGAAGTATGGGTTGAAGATTATGTTGAAAGTGCTTTGACAAATTACTACACCAAAGAAGAAATTGATGATGATTCTGAGGTAATTGCAGCTGCTTTAAATGATTTAAATGAAAGAATTATTGAATTAAGTGGCTCATCATCTGATATTGATTTAATCCAAACTGTTGCTGAATTTTCAGCAGTTACAATGGATGAATCAAATCCTTCTAAAAAAGCAGTTGATGCAACTGTTCTTAAAAAAGTTATTGTTGAAGATGAAAGAGTAACTGCTGCTGCATTAAATGACCTTGATGAAAGACTTGAAACCCTTGAACAAAATATCAGTGGTGATGTCTATACTAAAGAAGAAGTGGATGAGTTAATTGCTGATATTGATGTAAGTGACCAACTTGATGGCCTTAGACAAGAGTTGACAGGTGCAATTAATAATGAAAGAAGCCAAAGACAGAGTGCTGACAATGCAATTAACAGCAAACTTAATCAACTTTCAGCTAACACTGAATACTATGTAACATATGACTTCCTTAATCCTAAGGAAGAGGTGATTGCTGCTGCAATAAATGACCTCAATGACAGGATTGGTGAAATTGAAGAAAGTGTTACTGGCTCAGTTTATACTAAAGAAGAGGCTGATGACAAATTCCTTACAAAAGAGCAATGGATTGATGATGAATTTGTTATCTCAACGGCATTGAATGACCTTAATAACAAGATTGCTGTCATTAGTGGTAATTCAGGACAGGTTGATTTAAGTGGATATTACACAAGTGGTCAAACTGATGCTGCAATTGCAACTGCAACTGCTAATTTAGTCACAAGTGGTGATGTTGCTTCATATGCAACTGAAAATTTCTATACAAAGGATGAGATTGACCTTGATGGTAAAGTAATTTCAGCAGCAATGAATAACCTCAATACAAGAGTGCTTGCATTAGAAAATAGTACAGATACAGTAATTTTTGATGCAGGTGATTATTAAAATTAAATATTATTGAAAAAATAAAACTATTTATATAAAAATAAAATAACAAATATTAAACAAATAAAATTATGGCTAAAACTCCTAGTGAATTAAACAGAAAAGTTTTACAACACTTAAGGACAACACTTGGTGCTGAAGCAATTGGCCCTCATGGTCTTGCTAATGGTAGATTAAAAGATGTTGCAGCTGAAGGTGAAATCATAGTTCAACTTGGTGATGCTGGTTCAGGTAACACAGGTACATCATTATGGACACTTGCTAGTGATAAAGACACTGCTGTTAGATTTGTAAATCAAGCATATGTTGATGGTAAAGTTCTTGAAATTCAAGAAGCAACAGGACATGAAACTGAAAGAGTAAATAATATTATTGCTGCTGTTGGTCTTGCAAATAATGGTACAATGCCAGCAAGTGCATTTACTAATACAAATTATCTTTCTGGTAAAACAACTGTTATTGATGCTCTTAAAGAACTTGATGAAAATATCAAGAGAATTGATGATGCAGTTCTTGATGACCTCAATGTTAATTCAGTAAATGCTGACCCTGATAAGATTCTTGTTGACTTAGAGCAACATGGTGGATTAATTGGTAGTGCAGACACTAAGCATGTTGGTGAGTTCACAATTACTGGTTATACAGAAGGTGCAGATGCAAAACTTGCAGAAACTGATACACTTAATGCTGCTCTTGGTAAACTCCAAGGTCAAATCAATGCAATGGACAAAGAAGCTGATGCAGTTGAAGGTAAGGTAGTTACCACTGTTGCTGAGGCTGATGGTAAGGTTACTGAAACAAAGGCAAATCTTACTGACATTAAACTTAATGGCTACAATGGTGACCATGGTACAGTAACTTCTGCTGATACTCTTGGTCAGGCTATTGACAAGATTGAAGATGAGATTGCTGAAGCTGTCAGTGCTGTCACAGTTGCAAGTGAAGACAACTCAATTAATGTAACAACTGCTGCTACAGGTACTGATATTGCAGTTAACATCAAATCAGGTGAGAAAGTTCTTAAGAGTGATGGTGATGGTCTTTATACTGACCTTGACCTTGTAAAGATTACAACAGGTCTTCCTGAAACAATCAAGGAAAGATATCAACTTCTTGATTCTAATAATGACCAAATTGGTGCAAACATTGATGTTCCTAAAGATAGTCATATTGTAAGTATTAATTATATTACTGACCCTACTGATGCACATTATCAGAATCTTGAATATGTTTACATTGATGCTTCTGGTGCAACTCAGACAACCTATGTTGATATGTCTGAACTTGTTCTTGAAGCAGAATTTGCAAGTGGTGTTACTGTAACAGATGGTATTGTTCATGGTGTAGTTGACTCTCAAAGTGAGGACTTCTTAACTGTTGGTGCTAATGGTTTCAAACTTGCAGGTGTTCAAGATGCAATTGATGCTGCAATGGCTTCAGGTAAGACTGAAATCAACACAACTGTTGCTGGTGATGCAACTAAGACCCACATGACAATTAATAAGACAGTTGCTGCTGATGGTCATGATGTATATGAATTTGCATTAAATGATGTTGCTTCACAAAGTCAATTAGAGGCATTAAGTGGTTCTGTATTAGACCTTGATGCAACTGTAAGTGCTAAGACATCTCACATTGATGTAACTATTGTTGAGACTGATGGTAAACTTACCAGTGTTGCTCTTAATGAAAAGAACATTGCAAGTGATTCTGACTTACAGGCATTAAGTGGTGCTGTTCAACAATTAGTTGAAGGCTTTGATTCAGAGGTTTCTGGTAACACAGCACATATTGAGGTTGGTGTTGTCCAAGAGGATGGTAAACTTAAGACTTTAACACTTAAAGAAACTGACATTGCAAGTGCAAGTGCATTAACAGCTGAAGTTAACAGAGCAAAGGATGCTGAAAAGGCAATTGATGATAAGATTGGTTCACACACAGGTGAAACTAATCCTGATTATAATGTAGCATTCACAAGTGCAGCAACTGTTGCTGATAAGATTAGTGACATCCTTAAGGAGATTGATGCTGCTAAGGAAGCATTAGACATTGAGGTTGTTGATGACAACAAGTACATTGCAACTGAGGTTTCTAAGGATGAGAGTGGTACTACTATTGGTATCAGTGCAATCACACATGACATTGCAACTTCTACAAGTGCAGCAACTGGTTTAGCAGATGCTTATGATGTAAAGCAATTTGCAGTAAGTGCTGTTAAGGACAATTCAGCAAATGGTGCATTAACAAAGATTGCAATTGTAAAGGAAGATGATGTTGTCAAACTTGATGTAAGTAATCTTGTTGTTGACTGTGGTACATTTGGTGCTTAATAATAGTAGCATAGCACAAATAAATGAATAAAGGTTAGGAAAAATCCTAACCTTTATTTTTTTTATATTGTAACAAATAAAATTAGAACATTTTAAGTACTTTCACACTAACATCAAATTTTGGAAGGTTTTGAATATTTTGGTAATTTGGGTAGTAGTTACCATTGACAGAGAATCCCCAAGATTTATTAATGAACATACCTGCTTCAGCACCATATGAAGGGAAGGTTGAAAGGCCAGCACCAACAAAAGGGAGGATATGTCTTTCAACATATTTTGTTGTTTCAACTGTTTTAGTTACAGGGGTAAAACTATAGTTAATAGTACCAAGTCTATTATATTGTACAGAGGTTTTAATTTTCATTGTACCAAGTGTATCTGAATCAAAGAGTGTTTCATTATATTCTCTTTTTGCAGAATAGTCAGCAATGATTTTTGTTGAATCAGTTTTATCAAGTATAAGTGTATCATATTTAATTTTTTCAGGGAAAAGTTCATAGAACACACCATCTTTAACACATTGTGCAATGAATTTGCCTGTATCAATTGTTTGTTTGATATAAACAGGGACAGGTTTATCAATACTATCATGTATTGTTTCACCTTTTTCATATTTAGTAATTGTAACAGTTTTTATTGGTGTTGTTTTTTTTCCAACATAGATACCACCAATAAATATAATGGCAACACCAAGAATAATTCCAATTATTTTAAGTAGTTTTTGCTTATCCATAATATTTTGATTTTTTTCTAATTACTTGATTTTTATAATAAATATATGTATATTTGTAGAAAAAGTAAAGAATGGCTGATATTGGAAACAGAATAGAGAAAATAAAGCCTTATTTTAAAGGGATGCAAGTGCAGGAAGTTGGCAATGACAACATAATATATATTATGGTCATATTTCCCAACAAATGGGTTGTAAGTAAGGATGTTGAAGAAAAATTTGGTGTTTCAGTAGCAAAGGATAATGAGACATATTATTTTTGTGCTGAAATGGCAGTTGGTTTTGAAAAGATTTTTGATGCAATTGATTATACAATAGAAAAGATGACAACAGCCCAAGAAAGGGCCAAATTATTAAAGGAAAAGATACTTGAATTACAGGATATATTCATGGATGAAACAATACCAATTTCAAGATTAAAGAATTATGAATTTGTTTATAAGGCAAAGCCAAAAACCAAGAAAAAAGAAGTAAAAAATGAAGAGGAAAATATCAATGAAGAAGACAGACAACAAGAATCTTGACAATAAAATATTGGAATTGGAGAAGGAGTATACTGAAGTCAGTTCAAAATTACATGATATACATGATAAAATCATAAATTTACAGTTAAAAAAATATGCTTTGAATGATTTGGAGGGTAAATATATAAAGTATCAAAGAGATAGTTCAATAGTTGATTACATGTTAGTTGATTGGGTATATGAACAACATAGAACAAGTTGTTGTTTTGAAAAAACATTTAGGGGGATAGGATTTGCTTATGAATTTACTGGTTATTATGATGCAACTTGGTGTGAGTTTGATTTTATGAAAGAATTTACCATTTCTAATAATTCAGAGAAAGAGTTTAAAGAAGAAATAGATAAGATTAAAATCATAACCAAGGAAGAATTTGAATTAGCATTTAATGAAATGATTAATAACATGAAAAATCAATTCAATAAAAAGTTTAAGAAAAATGAATAATGCTTATAATGATTTTGTTTTAAAAGATTTGGATGGTTCAGGAAATGAACTGAAAATCAATGTTGGTCATGATGGTGACATCAATGTTTGTATTATGAACAGTAATGGCCAATATCATACTGTTAGGATTGGGATAGGACCAAATAGTGGTGGTCAGGATTTAAATGAACTTGATGGTGGCAATTATTTAATTGGTGCTTTAAAAAATTTGGCAAGAGAGTTTGATTATCAAAATGGTTTAATAACAAAAGAAGAAATAAATAATTGGAGAAGTGCACCAAGGGTAACTCCTTTATTTGAAAATTGGCTTTAAATAGTATTTTATGAGTAATGGTTTAATTATATTTTTATATTGTATTGTATGCTATGGTTGGTCTAATATGCAAGTGTTTGGTAGTGGACCATTTCATATATTTGAACATATAAGAAGCATTAGTTCAAATATTTCTGAGCATTTTGGGACTATGTTCAGTTGTATGATGTGTTTTCCAGCAAATTTAGGTTGGATATTATCATTGATTGATTGGTTTTTTGTCAAAAGTGTTGCATTTACACCATTTAATATACTTCTTACAGGAACAGGTTTATGGTGGTTGGCATTATTATTTGATTGTTGTTTTACATCAGGAATTGTTTGGATAATTAATCATATTGAATTATTTTTTGAGAATATTGCTGAAGGAAATGTAAACAGCCAAGAAATGGAAAATAATGATGATACAATTGAAATAAACAATGGATAGTATTAATGATTTAAAAAGTGATATTATTAAAACTAATATTGTTGTAAAAGAAAATCAGAAACAATTGAAAGAAAAGATTGATAGTGGATGGCTTGATGATGCTGATATTGAATTAATTGATAATGATTATTATCATCAAGCATTAATTAATCTTGATTTAGATAAGAGAAAAGAAAAGATTGAACCAATAAAAGAAGAAAAAAATAATTTCTTTAAAAAATTTTGGTGTTTTTTACTTAGTTTGGTATAATTTTTGTATATGAAATAAAATAAAATTTTTATATATTATGAAAGTAAAAGGAACAATTGTGATTACAGACCCTTGTTATTTGAAAAATGCATATGAAGCATGTTTAATGCATAGAGGCACTAATTATGGTGATTGGTCTTGTATGGTATATCCAGGCATTTTTGGTGAAAATGAAGATTATAAGCAATGGGATGAAAAATATTTTGAGTTTTTCAACACTTATAATTTCACTGGAAAAAGTGAGGAAGAAAAGGAAAAACTTGCAAATGAATTTCATGAATTTAGAGAAAAATGGCTAAAGGAAAAAACATTGGGTGAGTTTTGTGCTGATGCAGGTTCAGTTGGTGTTTTTGAATATGATAAACTTTCTGATAAAAATAAATTGTGGATAAAAGAACATCCTTGGTGTGCTGCTATAATTGAAGACTTTCAAGGTGATGTTGATATTGTGGAAATTAGTGGCAATGTTCATGTTATTGGTGGTGGAAATAAACATTTTTTTAGCACACAATCAGGACTTTAATAAATAAAATATATTGGCATATGGATAAATATTCTCCTGAATTTAAAGAAATTTTTGATAAAATTGATAACCTAACCCCTTGGGATAAAGTTGATTTTATTAAATCAATAGTTTGTGAACTTGATTATGATGAAATTCAAGAAATTGCTGAAGAATTTGGGTTTGTTAAAGATGATGATATTGATTTAGTATCTGAAATTGAAAACAATAATCTTGAAATTGATGTCCTTGATAATATGACAAGTAGTGATATTGCTGATTATGTATATGGACATGAAGATATTATGGATGAAATATTTGACCTTATGGAACTTGAAGATATTGTTTCAGCTTTGGATAATAGAAATAAAACATTGAAAAATTTACTGGAAGAAATTAATGACAAAACATCAGCAATAACTGATTTTATTTGTGAAAAAATAAAAAACCACTGAGTAATTCAGTGGTTTAATTTTTTTTTATATGATATAGTTTTATTTAAGAATTAACTTGCATCCTGAACAGTCCAGTTTGCAGGAATACCACTAATACCTGTTGTCCATCCTGTCATTGCTGAATTTTTAACAAATGTACCAGAAGATGCAACATTAGTTACCCAATTATTTGTACAGTAAGTTACAGATACATCAGTAGCAAGACATTTAATATAGTTTAAATTACTACAACCATTAAACATTACTCTATAACAACTTTGTACTAATGTTGTGGCTGGTAAATCTGGTGCTGTTGTTAAACTAGTACAATTTTGGAACATTCCATAATAACAACTAGATGCTAATGTAGTTGCAGGTAGTTCTGGTGCTGTAGTTAAACTAGTACAAGCAAAAAACATACTTCCATAACAATTACTTGCTAATGTAGTTGCTGGTAAATCTGGTGCTGTTGTTAAACTAGTACAACCTCTAAACATACTATTATAACAATAAATTGCTAAAGTAGTAGCAGGTAATTCAGGTGCTGTTGTTAAACTAGTACAACCATAAAACATACCTTCATAACAACTATCTTTTAAAGTGGTGGCTGGTAATGCAGGTGCATTTACTAAACTTGTACATCTATTAAACATATATGAATAACAATAAGTTGCTAAAGTAGTAGCAGGTAATTCAGGTGCTTGTGTTAAATTTGTACAACCTGCAAACATACTTGTATAACACCAATTTGCTAATGTTGTAACAGGTAAATAATTAACAGGAACACCTGTTAAACTAGTACAACCACTAAACATACCATTATAACAATTTCCTGTTAAAGTGGTTGCTGGTAATTCTGGTGCTTGTGTTAAATTTGTACAACCTGCAAACATACTTTGATAACAACTTGTTGCTAAAGTAGTAGCTGGTAATTCTGGTGAAGTGGTTAAACTAGTACAACCTGCAAACATGCTAGAATAACAAGTTCCTGCTAATGTTTCAGCAGGTAATTCTGGTGCAGTTGTTAAACTAGTACAACTTTGGAACATACTTTGATAACAATTATTTGCTAATGTTGTAACAGGTAAATAATTAACAGGAACACCTGTTAAACTAGTACAACCACTAAACATACAAGTATAACAATAACCTGCTAATGTAGTTGCTGGTAATGCAGGTGCATTTACTAAACTTGTACATCTATTAAACATATATGAATAACAATTTCCTGTTAAAGTAGTTGCTGGTAATTCTGGTGCTCCTGTTAAACTAATACAACCTACAAACATATAATAATAACAATAAGATGCTAAAGTAGTTGCTGGTAATTCTGGTGCAGTTGTTAAACTAGTACAACCTGCAAACATAGAAGAATAACAATAAGTTGCTAAAGTAGTAGCAGGTAATTCTGGTGCAGTTGTTAAACTAGTACAAATATAAAACATACTTGTATAGCAATTATCTGCTAATGTTGTGGCAGGTAAAAGTAATTCACTTGCATCAGTTAAACCAGTACAATTTCTAAACAAATAACCAAATGTATATGCACTTTCTA